GTAGTAGGCTTGAAGATGCTTTAAAAATGATGACACTTCAAAGATTATATGATCAAGGTGATCTTGGTGATTATGATCAAATGTTAAAAGATGCTACTAAAATGAGAAAAATAAAAGCTGGTAAAGTAACTGATAAAAAATCAGAACAAAAGCGTAATTTTGAAGAAGCTATAGAAACATTGAATAATAAATAAAATTATGGCATACACAGATTTAACTTTAGAAACTCGTATTCAGGAAGCTCAGGATGCTGAAAGTTTTCGTATATGGGACCAGAGCGTTTGGAATGGAGAAGAAGATTCAACTACTTCTGCTTGGTTAGTGGTATTCTTCATAAATGATGATGAAGAAACTATTACTTTTGATAGTTATCCATTAATTTCTGGTGCAGACAAAACTAAGTTTAATGAATTTTTATCCATTGATGGACACACCATTGATATTGCTGATCTTGCAATAGATGGAGAAGCAGTTGGTGAAAAATTTGAAGATGGATATTATATCGTTCGCTTAGTTGTCAGCGAAGGATCATACGCTTCAGGTAATGAACCTATGTATGATAATGCACAGGCATTTCTTGCAAAAAACCGTTGCATGAAAAGAAAAATGCCTGCTAAATTATTATCATGGCCTCTAACTGATGAGACATATCGTAAAAATCGTGATATATTTCTTCAGGGATTTTATCTTGAATCAGCTGAGAATGCAGTCGATCTCGGAAAGAAAGTTCAATTTAGAAAATTTATGGCTGTTATTAAGTCGATGTATAACTATTACGGAATAGAAAATTGCTGGTAATATGAGTTTATCTTTATCCCAAACGACTTATGACGATATAGTTATCGGAATAGCCGGATACCAGGTATCAATGGCTTCAATTGCTGCGGATATGCGTAAGCAAGGAGATCCAGATGCTTGGCGACAAGAAGAAGAAGGAATGATGTTAATGAACATTCTGGATGCTTTAAAATTTTACGATGTAGATGCAGACTTTCTTACCGATGATGAAGTATTGTATTTACATGAATTAGCAACTATCATTGTTGAAAACTGTCCGATATAATGAGCGGAAGTAAATCTTTTGATACAGCGCATGACTTTCCTCCAATGGCAGAACCATCAGGAAAGCCTATCTTGACATTTGATCGTGAAAACCCAGTTAGATTTACTGATTTGGTTGATACGATAAATGAATATACAGGATATGGTGGATATTTCCTCATGATTAAGCTTACAGAAGATGGAATTACAGTATCTCCAGTTGAAGTTGAAACTGATAAATTTTATCAGCATGATCAAGCAGTTGCTTCTTTGTCATGGAATGTAAATCACGAACTTGGAAAATATCCATCTGTTCAAATTGTAAATACGTCCGGTAAAGAAATTATAGGAGACATTGAATTTATTGATGAAAATAATATTACGGTAAGTTTTGATATAGCTGTTGCTGGAAAAGTATATTGTAATTAATAATTAAGTCATGGCAGAGCCTAAAGATTTTTATGTACGGGTTGATATGCATGGTTTAGAAATTCTTAACCATAGATTGCATGTATTAGATTCCGATCCTTCAAGTCCTAGTGATGGAACAATATGGTATAATACTACTGACGATCAGCCAAAAGTACGAGTAACAAAAGGTTCTACTCAATCAAACAGATCTTTAATTGCTGATGATGATGATTTTCAATCAAGATTAAATACAGTTACTACAATTCAAGATGCTGATATGCTTCTTATTTATGACGATTCAGCTTCTTCAGTTGATCATCAGGGAAAATATCGACAAATATCAAGAGGTAATTTTATATCCGGACTTAGTACAGTTGTTAATGCTTATTCAAGCGTAATTGTAGATTTAGGAATTACAACTCTTAATGCCTCAGGATCATCTTCTTTAATTCTTTCAGGAGATGGAACTTTAACTAAATTTATAGGTACGTCTCCCGGAACAAACAAAGCAACACTTACATGGCTTAATCAGTCAGCTAACAGAATATTTGCCGGACCGGTATCTGGAGGATCTGCAATACCAACATTTAGATCATTAGTTGATGCTGATATGCCAACAAGTTATAATTACTCTAACTGGGATACGGCATATAATTGGGGTAATCACGCTTTGATAGGTTATATAAAAGCAGATGGCACCGTTCCTCTTACAGCTAATTGGGATGTTGGTAATTTTGATGTTACCAGTAAATCAATGATAGTTTCTGATGATTTTTATGTAGGAACAGTTGGTCTTAATGATAACACACCAGCTGCTTCAGGTGCATCTTTAATTGGAATACCAACAATAGGTTCAGCAACATATACTAATATTGAACAAACAAATGGTTTGTTCGCATCGGCCGGTTGTGTTACAGATAATCATATAACACAAGGCACAGGTGAAACTGTTAATGTAGCATCAGGTTCTGGGTTTATTAAAGCTACTGATAGTGATGTTGCAAGACTATTATCATTTGATTGGGCAGCAGTAACGGGAATTTCTATACCAACAAATACAACTATGTATATTGGAGTTGAATATAATGGTGGATCACCACAAGTAGTTGCAAGAACTACTGAAAACTGGGATCACGATTCTGAATTTTCTTTAGGCACAGTGGTTAATACAGATGGAATTTTACATATATTTGATAACCCCTGGCAAACAACAGATGCCTTTTCACATATCATAGAAAGGTTTACAGCAGAAAATGGTGTGGTATCAAGAGATCGTCAAATAGGTGGACTTATTATAGGGGAGAGTGGGGATGGTAATAGATATGTTACTATCACAGCAGGTAGATTATGGAGTAGATTTAATAAATTCACCATTGATTCTATAGATACCAGTAGTACAGATAGGTTCCATAGTTTTTACTCGGACGGCAGTGGTGGTTGGTTAGAGATAGAGAATCAACAAGTCTGGGATAATACTCATTATGATGATGGTACAGGGACATTAGCTACATTAAATAATAATTGGTTCACTAATCTATGGTTCTTTATTACTATGGAAGGAGAACCACACATGATATATGGTCAGGATCAATACTCAAATTCATCATCAGCAGAAGTAGAATCTGTTCCTACACCAATTCCGGAAGTATTACAACAAGGTGGAATATTATTAGGCAGGATTCTTATTCAGGAAGGAGAAACTACTGCTACAGAAGTTCAAAGTGCTTTTGATCAGCAATTCACGGCTTCTTTAGCTTCTGATCATAATAATTTATCTGGATTACAAGGTGGTACGGCATCTGAGTATTATCATTTAACATCATCTCAATATACTACATTAGTAACTAAAGTAGGTACTCCTGCCAATAATCAAATCGGAGTTTGGACAGGAGATGGAACAATAGAAGGTTCTCCTAATTTCACATATAATGGAACTGATTTAAATATATCTGGAGATATAGTTATAATAGGAGCTAGAGGTTTTCAATTAGGAGCTGATGTTTCTAGATATGCTTATTTATATACAGATGGAACAGATGTAACTCAATATATAGATGTAGATAGTTATTCAATATTAATGACTGATCTTGGAGTTGGGTCAAGTGGAACTCTTGCTAAATTCGTGAATGATGGTACTATCTTTTTTCCAAACTTAGGAGATAATGATACGGAAGATCATTTACTTGCAATTAATGATTCAACTGGATTACTTACTAAAAGATCAGTATCAAGTTTAGTAGTAGGTGGTGGAAATGTAACTAAAGTAGGAACACCTGTAGATAATCAAATTGGTGTATGGACTGGTGATGGTACCATTGAAGGTACATCAAGACTTACTTATAGTGGAACAAAAATGAGTGTATCAGGCTCTATAAGTGCAGATGGTCAAATAGAAATAGATAATGCTGCAAATGCTTATATTAGAGTTGCATGGATTGGTAATGATTCAGTTATAATGGGTCAAACTTCTTCGGGGGGATATTTTAAATTATACGATGGATCTACTAATCTTAATTTTGAAATAGATAGTTCAGGTAATGTTGATGCATCTGGGGATTTAACTGTTACCGGTAAAGTTTCAACAGCTACTTTACAGGTTACTACAACTCCTACTGCTGGATATGTATTAACGGCTGATGCAAGTGGTAATGCTACTTGGACAGCAGCATCAGGTGATGTTACAAAATACGGAACTGCTGCTGATAATCAAATAGCAGTATGGAAAACCAATGGTAGCATAGAAGGAAATAGTAATTTGCAATGGAGCGGCACCTTAATGACTGTCGGTGCATCTGGTGCACAAAATAGTATAAAATTATATGGAGGTAGTTCTACTTATCAATCCCCTGTAGTATCTTTATTTAGAACAGGAATCGCTGAAGTAACAATGGGGATGTCTGGTGGTACGTTTGCAATATCACACAATCCATCTTCTTATTCAGATGCAAATTTGTTATCATCAGCTACTTTAACCCTTGATGGAACTGACGTTACTATATACGGAGATATAACAGCTGATGATTTTGTTTTAAGTTCTGATCCTCGGTTAAAAAATCTATTAAATAAAAAATTCAATGGATTAGATACTGTTTTAAATTTTAAGGTTCATCAATTTAAATGGAAAGACAAAAGAGATGATTATGATCATGTAGGTTTTTTAACTACAGAAATGTCAGAAATAAGACCTGAATTAGTTAAAGAAATTGGTGGTTATGGAAAAATGTCTTATTCAATGATAACAGCTATTAATAGTGCTGCTATTCAAGATCTTCATAATCTTTTAATAACAAAAGAAGATAAGCTAAAGGAAAGAATTAAGGTTTTAGAGCAAAAAGTAAAGGAATTGCAAAATGGATAGAGTTCCAGATACAGATACTTTTAAATTAACTGATGTAACTACTATTGTTGGTGGATCAGGACTTTCAGCAGCATTTACTAATTCTACTGATTCTAAATTTGATCCAAGATATAAAGGAAGTAAAGATCGATTATCAAATTTCAGAAATTATGGACTTGCCGGAGATTTGACCTTAAAAGATACCGATTCTTACAATATAAGTGGAACATATGTAAATTCAATGGCATCATCTCCTGATGCTACTTATTATTATGCTATTGATAGATTTTCTGCTATAAAAAATATAAAAGCATTTAGTGTAAATCCTACAACTGGAGTTATTACTCTTGAGGGTACATATAATATTCCGGGAAATTACACACCTCAAAGTATATGTGTGGTTCATGACCATCAAATTTTTTTTACTGCACTTAACACTTCTTATTCAACAATAGTGTATTCTGTTTCTTTTAATGGAAGTGTTTTTACTTACATATCAAGTGTGATATTAAATTATGCTTCCATAGGAGAAAATTTTGTTGGCGGAGAAATTGCAACTAATGATGATTATTTATATATAGCAGGTACACCTACTTCCGGAGATAATAAAATATGCAGTATATTAGTAAATACTTCATCAGGAGTATTATCTAATCCTTCAGTAGCATATGATGCAGGGGCACCTATTTACTCTATGGCTGTAAGTAAAAATAATAATATGCTTTATGTTTTTGCTACAAGTAGTTCTAGTAGTACTGTAAAAGCATGTGTTCTTAGTTCTTTTGGTGATGTAACTTATCAAGGTCAATATACAAGTCTTGTTTCAGATGTTTATTATCATTTAGAGACAGATCAGTATGAATCTGTTTTTATAGGAAGTAATAGCTATTTATATCATCTTAAATGTTCTTCTTCAGGAACATTTACTTATAAAGATAGAATAACTTATTCTGGTGGTGAAATTGAATGGAGTGAAACCTATAAAATATTAATATGCATTGTAACAACAATAATAGTTTCACTTAGATTAGATGCTAATGATGATTTTGTTAACGAAGGTATTGCTTCTTTACCCTCAGGTGCAGATAATTTTGTAAATTTAACAGCTAATAATGCTGATCCAATATGTTTTACTTCATTATTCACAGCAAGTAATACTCATTGGTCATGTACTTATTTAATGTCTTAGTTTGTAGTTCTATTGATAATTTGTATTTTTAATATATTTTTTAATTCAATCTTATAATTATGAAAAAAATGACTAACAATGATTGCCTTATCATGTATAATGGATTACAGGTAGTTAGGCAACCGGCTTTTGCTGAAATTAAAAACTTTGAAAATAAAGAGCGATATATTTTTCATGCAAAATTTATTGCTGCAGTAAGTTGGAATAAAAGACATCTCGAGCCAATTATTGAATCATTAAGGGATGCTGAGAAACTTAATGATGAATACAAAGAATATTTAAAACAAAGAGATGATATTCTTATTCATTATGCGAAAAAAGATGCCGATGGAAATCCTCAGCAAAGAATACAGATAATTGATCGCGTAGAAAGAAGATCATACAACGTACCTATGCTTCATGATAAGAATAGTGAAGTATCTAAAAAAATAGCTAAATTAGAAGATACTAATAAAGGAATTATTGATGATAGAAAAAAACTGGAAGAAGAATTTCAAGCTTTATTAAAAGAAGAAACAAATTTTATTCCTAAAAAAATTCCATTAAGCATGATTCCTGATGGACAAGATGCTGAAGCTATGGATGCTATAATCTATATGATAGAGGATTTTGATGAAGATCCTCCGGTAAATAAAAAAACTAAAAAATAGAAATAATGTCAGACAAAAATTTTCCAGTAGGTGGTAGTGATAGCTCGAAACCTATTCTCGTAGGACCCGAATCAACAACTTATAAAGGAGACACAGGAGATCCGGCATATTTTATGCTTGCTGATCCTCCATTTATTGGTGTTCCTTCAGATAATGATGGTTCTAATCCTGTTTTTGCTAATGCAGAAGGTCAATTTGTAGTTCAGCGTAGTGGAACAATATTAGCTGATGATAATGATGCTGATGGATGGGTTTTAACTTTGATAACTGCTAATAATTGTACTGTAACATTACAGTCAAATGAAATGGACTTTGCTGTTACAGCTATGACTGCTGACGCAGCTTCTTTTCAGGTAAAAGCATCAAAAGCAAGTTATCCAGATTTATACGCCTGGGTTTTTGTCAGAAAAATAAAAGAAGGTGCTACTGGAGCAGCCGGAGCGGCTGGAGCTGTAGGTGCTCAAGGCCCGCAAGGTATTCAAGGGCCAGCAGGAGAACCCGCAACTGGTAATGTTACTCTAAAATTTCCTGTTACAGTTAAAGATCCTTATTCCGGAACAGTAAATACTTCAAATAATGGATCAAGTAAAACAAGATTAACATTTAGTATCGACCCTGATGTTGATGAAGGTCATGTTTTTTATATGGGAAGTCCTTATGATGCATTTGTAACTGTTACCTCAGTGATAGGAGCAGGTGTTTATGATACTGATGAAGCTTATCAAGCTGATGAAGCAATTGATGTATGGGATGCAAGAAACTTGAAAAAAGGAGCATCTGGTATATTTTCATATTCTGATCAATATTTATTTTTTCCCGGGATTATTCCACAAGGAGCAAAACTTGATGAAATAGCATTGGTTAAAACCGGCGGTAGTAATAACAGTGTGTTTTTCGATTTAGGATATGAGCTTTATCCTGCCAGTGGTTATTCAAGATATATGGCTTCTAAAATAATGTATTCATTAGGAACTATTGAGCAGGTCAATCTTTGGGACCCGACAAGATATGGATATAGTCCTAAGTTTATCAAAACAGGTTCTCCTTATCAAGACTTATATGCCAGAGTAAGACCGGCTAGTTCTACTCAATTATGGGATAGTGTTTTGGATGATCAGGAATACGAGATATTCATTTCTTATAAATTCTTTGATACTTCATTGTAAAAAAATGGGGAGCTTTAAACCCCCCTTTTTCTTTTAATCTTTCTCTTTCTTTACTGAAGGAGACATTCCGACTCCACCAAGTTCTGTTTGATGAAATACAATATACTCCTTATTGGTATAAAAATCATACACCATAACAAAATCCCAAGCTTCAGCTTCTTCTGGAATAAACGGATATACTTCATCTCCACGTTCAAGTGGCCGTCTTTCTTTGCTACCTGGAAATAAAGGAACTTCCAATGTAACATCATCAGCTACATCGACAACCCAATATCTTCTTCTTTCTCTTTTTCTTCCGCCTTTAGATTCAGGTTTATTATGCTGATTCGGAATTATAATTCCATGTTCAGTTTTTTGTTCTCCAGGATCTTGAGAGATACAGAATATTCTTTGATTAACCGGTTTTACTTGATTCTTAGGAATTTCAAGTACTGAAAAAGCTGTAATATCCTCATAGCTTTTAGTTTTCATTTTAGGTAAATCATCATATTCACTGGTTTTAGTTCCAGATTTAAAAACACTTCCGCTACCATGTTGAGGTTTTGGTTGATCGTCAATCGCAGCAGCCATTTTAGCTGCCTGATCTCTTCCGTTTTCTTTTTTTGTCATGTTATTCGTTTTTGGTACTTATTGTTTGTTCAAATCTACGCACTTCATTCCAATATCTTTTCTTATTAATCGGAACATGAATAATAAGTTCTTCATCAATATATTTACAGATTGTGTCTACATCAATAGGATAATGCGTTTTAACGATCTCTTTCGCCTTTTCTTTGTCAAAACAAGCATTTAGACCTATTGATGGAAATAATACGCGTCCTTCAATCTCAGGTAGTACATCTCTAATAATACTGAAGTGTCTGCATCCGTAAAATCCATTTTCTTCAGTTTGCCCAACTTCAACAGATGGATGTGCTGCGGAAAATACTACATGTTTACTTTTTGGATCAATAAGTTTTTTATAACTCTGAGCTTTTTCACCCCATAGTATAAACATTACTTGATGATCTTTTTGATTCAGACCTTCTATTACAGCTTTAACAACCATATCCCACCCAAGATGATCATGACTGTTTGGTTTTGATTCCTCAACAGTCAATGTAGAGTTTAACAAAAGGATTCCTCTTGCTGCCCATTTATCAAGATTATTGTGAGGAAAATAATCCTCAAATGTTTCATTGTGATAATACTGGATGTTTAAATCTTTGTATATCTCTTTGAAAATAACCTCAAGCATAGGTGGTCTTTCCTTTTGTTTTGTAGAATAAGCTAATCCATCAGCTGTTCCCGGTGTACAATAAGGTTCTTCTCCAAGTATAACTACTTTTGTATTTTCATACGGAGTAAGTTCAAATGCTCGAAAAACTTCATTGCCTGCTGGATAGATATTCTTAGTTTTTCTTTCTTCTTGCAGAAACTTTTTTATATCCTGCATTTTCTGACTTTGTAATACTGGACCTAATACTTCTTTCCATGTCATAATTCAACGCTTACTTTATTGCATTCATATTTATTCTTAACATGATCAAGAAAATATTTTCCAACAGAATCAGCTTTTATTAAATCATCATAGATATTCTTTGGAACATCATAATAATGGTAGATATTAAATCCTTTTTTAAATTCTACAATTAATACAGATTCACTTTCGGAATATCCAATTGATTTAATCATTCTTGATTTGACATTAACGGTTTTTATGTCATTCATTTTATTAATTTTTCGTTAAGGTAAAACTTATTGTACTTATAATGTGAGGCTGGTTTTGGGTGAATATCGTATTCTGTTTGTAAATAAGGGATTAATTCCTCGATATATTTACGCATATCCTCCTTGTTGTATTTACCAAAATCCTCAACTACTGTAACGAGTCTTGTAGTTCCATCTTTGAGATGAATACCTTTCACGGACGACCGTAGTTCGGAGAAAAGTACTTGATGGATTTGTTGTTCAGAAAGCCCATGGAAAACATTAGATTTCATACATTCCCGTCTTATTATTCCGCCAAAATAATAAGCGTATTGATTAGGAGTAACTTTGATAGCTTCTTCTTCAATGATTGCATAACCTTTTCTGCCTTCCAGAGCTTTTCTTTTATATTCAAACATATCCTTTTCTTCCCAAACGAACTTTCCTTCTCGTACAGTAAAGTAATGTTTGTACTTAGGTTCTACCATTCATCTTCAGAAACCGGTCCGGCATCTACTGTATTTTGCTGAACTGAATCTTCTGAGTCATTTGAATGTGCAGATACAGTAGCAAACTTTTTATACTCATCAGATTGTTTGATCTTATCAATAAGAAAGTTAGGTATTTTTTCAAATTCCTTTTCATCAAAAGCTTTCTTTCCTGATTCGATAGCTTCCCAATCCCAAATAAATGTAGGATTAATTTGAGCAGGCATAGCCATCTCTTTTGGCCGTTTCATAATAGCCTGAATCTTCATGTTGGTATTCTCATTAGTTACTTCTGAGATATCCTGACCAAGATATTTCTGTTTACGCTTATGAATAAATTGAATAACACAACCTTTTCCTACCAGTATAGTTGGGTCAAAACTTTGCTCCTCTTGTGGCGTAAAAGGTTTGTTTCTCCATGCTGAAATCAGCTTGGCAAGATTAGAGTTTTCTTTCGTACTTAACGTAAATTCATCAGAGATAACAAAAGGCTCTTCACCTCTGTCTTCGTTAAATACAGCTTTCAGTTTCGGCAATTCCCAGGTGATGAAGATCCTGTGAACCATACCTTGTTGTTTCCCTTTGTAAATGTTGGGAACGGTACCAATGTCAATTAACGAATAACACCTTGCAACGGTGGTTTGCGGTTCTGGTAAGACTACTGGCTTAAAACTTCCGCTTGTAGTTGCTTTCATAAATAAATGTATTAAATTAAACAATAAAAATAATTACAGTTAAAACGATAACTGTTTGTTTTCAGATAAAGGACAATAAAGATACTAACTTTTTTCTTTTTCAGCCTTCTTTTTTTCATATTTTGCAGTGGCAATTCTCCAGTTTTCGAGTTGTTTTTTTCGTTTAACAATTCGTTCACCACGATTCTTGTAAAACCACTTTTTTTCAGGTTTAAATGTTCCTAAGTATGAGATACTAAAGTTATTCCCCTTTTTAAAATATTTCCCTATTCCATACTTTTCACCAAAAAAAAGAGTAATCATTCTTTCAACTCTCGCGAAAGACATATGGCTTCCTCTTTTTTTCATGTCAGCTTGAATTTTAGTTACGATAGCCCTATGTGTTTTAGGGCCATCATAACTTTTATTTTTACCTGCTAACATAGCTATCCTCCAACCAGAATTTGATTCCGTTTTTCACGTTTCTGCCATCTTTAAGCATTTGCTTGATTTTATCTTTATGCTCAGAAGCCCATGCTCTAACTTTAGTGTCGTCAAGCATAAGAAACTCTTTTGGCACATCTTCTATTTCAGCCATTTCAAATTTCAACACTTTACGAACACCTTTACCGGCTTCTTTAGTTTCAGCTTCAGAGGTTTTTATTTCTTTCTTAGCTTCTTTGATAATGTTTTGAGTCATTTCCTCTTTAGCTTCATTGATAGCTATACCTGCAGCTTCTTTAGCCTGGTCAATACTTTTTTGAGCATTTTCCTTTAACAGCTTACTATCACTTTCAAGCTCTATAAGATTGCTTTTATGTGTAGAAATTAGCTTAAGAATATCTTTTTTCATTTTTCGATACTCATCCTGCATATATTCAAATTCATCAATCTTAGGAATCCTTTCCTTTACAGCTTTTGTGAGTTCGTCACAATCTCTGTAATGAATACATCCGGCAGAAGTTTTACGCTGATTTTCCCGATTAAACCATTGTCCTCCATAAAGTCTTGCGATAAGCTGTCTTTGAATACGGTCAATACGATCAGCCTCAGCTGCTTTAGCATCAGCTAACGCTTCAGCTTTCTTTCTCACTTCTTCAGCCTGTGCTCGGGCAGTTGCCTCTTGAACACGTTTATAGTTAGTAATCGCTTCATTAATTGATTTTTTAGCTTCCTCTAAAGGATTTGTTAATGTTTTTGCATATTCGTCAATTAATTTTGCAGTACGAAAATAAGGTTCCTTAAATTCTTTGCGGATCTTATCTATCCCTTTCAGGATAGAATTGACCTCGCTTGAATTGTTTTCAGCAACAGAAAGAGTATTGTCATTTTCAACATGAATATCTAATGCGTATTCTGTATAGATATTGATATTTTTTGTTAAATGAGCAAATTTAGATTCAACAACTTTTACAGGAACTAAAGGTTCTGAATTTTCTACACCTTCTTCATTTATTGTATCAACATCTGATGTTTGATTTTTTGCTTTCATAATTACGATTTATATAGTTTAAATTATTTTGATTGATTAATTAAGAAGATAATTGTTTGCTAATATCCCTCAAACAAACTTTGTTGATCAGCATCAAGATAAGCAGCAAATGGAAACTTAGTATATTTTGGTTCCGGGCTGTTTATATTTTCTGCTTCATAAAATCTTCTTGACAATTTATCATATCTAAGAACCGGATAATTATTTTGACTGGTTGTTTCACCTGCTTTTTGTTTAATCTTAACTTTTTGCACATGAAATCCAACAAGATTATTTTTCCAATCATCAAATGATTCTTGATGAATAGATATTGCTACATACATTTTTATCCACCAATATTTGCCACCAGTAAGAGACCATACCGTAGGCGGTTTATCTACTTTATCCGGAGTCTTTGGATGATGGCAAATTAGATTAATTAGATTATACTTTGTAGTTAATCTCACTTCTTGGTTTAATTCATTTTGCAGGTATTCATCAATACCACCAAATTTATTTACATCATGATTTAAACTCGACCATGGATCAGTAAGGAATCCTACAATACCATGAGTTTGAACAAGTCTTTTCTTTATATCTCTTAACTCTTGAGGACTAAATCCGTTTTCATTATCAACAAAGAAAAAATGATGATCAATAAAATTATGCACAACTGCTTTTAATTCATCTTCACTTATTCTTTTATCAAATCCTGTTTCAATAGTTTTCCCAATCAATATCATTGATATTAATTCAATAACATCTTGTACCGGATAATTTTCAGGACAATAAACACCCCATTTCCATTTATATTTAACAGCTGATATTGCCATTAAATTTAATACAAATGATGTTTTACCCATATTAGGATAACCGTTAAAAACAATCGGCCAACCTCTAACCCAATTGAAAAACGGATCAAGAGAATCATAACCTGTCGAAATACCTCGTGATTTACCTTCGCGATAATTTTTCAACATCACATCAAGATATTCACTAGCTACAGTTACATCAGCTATTGGAAAATCATGAGCAGCTTCAATAGATCCTGCAAGAGTAGCTTTACCTCTCTTGATTAATAATTCATTTGGATCATTTATCTCATTTCCATCATCATCCTTCCAATCTGAAAATCTGATATACTTACATCTTTCATAACCAAGTCTTCTGGCTAATTCCTCGCGAAGTTTTACTCCTGGCGGATCATCATCAGTTGCAATATAAAATGTTTTGATATGATCTAATTTATCAATAACAGGATCGAGATATGTCAAATTTATATTGCTAATCACTTTAAGCTGACCGGTCTGTTCATATATATCTTTTTCCTCATCTGTAATTGTTGCTCCATTAGGAACTGAAAATACACTTGTAATGCCTGATTCATGATATGCCATACAGTCAATTTCTCCTTCTACAATAACTGCTTCTTCAGAATCTTTTACCGAATCAAGATTAAATGGCACTAATGTAGCACCGGTTATTAACTTGAAGTTTTTATAAGGATCTCTAAATTTTATATTAATCAGAACTTTATCAATCTTGTATTTAAAATTGATACATTTCCGAGTAATCCACTTTCCTTTTTCAGACTCTTTTCCTTTTGGAACTCGATGTTGCAAAACCGGTTCTAGTGATAATGATATATCAAAATGACGAACTGTTGCGGCACTAATTTTTCTTTTTTGCCAAAACCACTGCATTAAAGGATCGCTAATCGGCATATAATCATAATTTTTGATTATAGGTTTGATCTTAGATCTTTTCAGGTATTCTTCAGTTAAAATACGGCCGCTTTCTCCACAGTGATTACATCGCCACGGATGAGGATCTTTCTTTATGTTTACAGCAAGTTTTTTCTCTTTTTGATGATGAGGTTCCCTTGTATGTGCACAAATAGGACATATAATATAAACCTCTCCTTTTTGATTAGCTTGTTCATTTTCATAGTTGATCTCGAAAACACCTTTACTGGTTGCTATCTTGTTCATACTGTTTCTTCCTTTCTTCTGCTGTTAATGTTTGAGTTTTCTCAGCTTTTTGGTTAGCTTTATTAAGCTTTTCATTAGCTTTATCTAGTTCTTTTTGGATATCATCAGCCATGGTTTTCCAATCAACATCATAATAAGCATTGGAAGGATGCAGCCATCTTTCGGCCATCATTACCCTACGGTTAAATCCTCTCTTATTTTCTAATTCAAGATAACGAGCATATTCATCTCTTTGACCAACAAGAAAATCACGACTAAAGCTTTTTCTGGTTTTATAATAAAAATCATAAGATTTCTTTTTAGAACCTGTCCAGAATACTTTTCCATTTCTTTTCCAAAACAATTCTTCAAATTCCATTTGAATGTCTGTAAAAGCAGTAGCCCATTTATCTGTTATTTGCGGAATAGGAGTATCAATAGGATTAATAAATCCTTTACCTACAAGATTTCTTAAAAGAACCGCTTGTTCTTCATTACGAAACCCGGTTTTCTGGTAAACATCTGTAATGTCTATTGGTATTTTTTTCTGCACACAACGATAAACATAATCCATGAGTACATATTCAGAACAATTCAATCCAAGAGCTACTCTTGCTGAATGGTTAATAGTAGTTGAGCCGAGAATATTAACCGGCCCAACTTTCATGTCTTTAAAATTTTTCTGATCACTTTTTTGCATTTCCGTTATTTTTATTAGTTGAAGAAGAAGATAATTTCCAATTCACCATATCTACTAATCTTAGATTTTTTCGGAATACTTCTTTATTATTCCTCACGTCTACAGCAATAATCCAGTTCATAGCATGATCTCCATGATATTCAGAATAAGGAAGAAATACTTCATTCTTGTTAGGAGTAACATGATATAGTTTATCTCCAACAAGAGTAGTGAATGATTCAATTTCATTCCTATCTATAATTCTTTCATTCCATGTATGAATTAACACATCTTTACGTTCACCATTTTCAAGTATGGCTTCGAAACTTTTTGGTAATTCTTTAGATTTTTTGTTGTCCATTTTGAATTGAATTTTTAAGTTTATCTTCCATTGCATATTTACTTCTATTATCCATAAGCCATTTCACTTTCTGATATTGCCCAATAGTAACTCTACTGGAAACATCATATTTATGCTGACCAAGATATCTTATCTGCCATTCTTTAGCAGGTTGATTAGAGATTAGTTCAGATGCCATAGCTTTAGTGTACTCAACATCTTCTTGCCATACATTCATAGCTTTTAACCACTGAATTTGTTTTTCTGTAGCAGGATCCGCCATTTTCGGAGAGTTCCATACAGTAACTTCAGGAAGTTTTAATAAATTAATTTTACGATCCCTTCCATGAATAACTTGAAGTCTACGCTCACGTTTTTCACGTTCTTCTAAAAGTTTCTGACGGTGTTCCTCTGGTAAAAACTTCCTATCTTCAATAGGTTTATCTTTTTCAAGCTCCCATGAATTAATCAAGGTTAATTTACCTGTATTATCTACAAAATCTAATATGATACACTTATCTGTGTTAAATCTTTGTTTATATGACTCAGATTTAAGCCGTGTGCCTCTTCCTATGCTTTGAATGTACAAAGTCTCCGACTGGGTAGGGCGAGCCATCATAACGACTCCTACGTCGTTATAATCGAACCCTTCAGTTAAAATATTAACATTAATTAAAACATCAATTTTTCCTTTCTGAAAGTCAGCAACCAATTCGCTCCTGTTAGGGCATCTCTCTGTATCGCTAACAACAACTTCAGCATGAATCCCACGATCAATGAAAAAACGCTTAAGGTTATAACAATGATTGATATCAACACAATAGGCAACACCTTGCCTGCCATGAGTATATTCTTCATATTTCTTTACTATTAATTTATTTCTTACATCTGAATCAACTTTTTCACTTAACTGCTTTTGATTAAAATCTCCAGCTGTTCTTTTTACTGTACTTATATCAATAGGAGTACGAATTTGATAAGCTTCAACAGGCGCTAAAAATCCATCATCAATACCATTTTCAATATTATATTCAAAAATCTTATCTTGAACAATATTAGATAAGCTTAATCCATCAAGCCTTTTTGGTGTAGCAGTCCAAGCTGTAAGAAGCTTTGGGTTAAAATGTCTAATTGTTTTTAGATATGTAGGGGAAACATAATGATGAGCTTCATCTACAATAATAAGAGGAAATGTATCAGGATTAATTTTATCAAGACGATTATATAAAGTCTGAACAGAAGCAACAACAATTCTTTTATCTATTTCAAAGACCGGACCCTTTACTATTCCCGCGTGCATTGGCCATAATGAATTTATCTCATCATAGGCTTGAACGATCAATTCTTCTCTGTGAGCAAGAAATAATGCCCTGGGAAAATGACGCATCAAATCTACTGACATCATTCTTTTTCCGGTACCTGTTGCTGAAACAATAAGTTGTTTGTTTACTCCTTTATCATAAGCATTTTTGATAGCATGCTTACAAGCTATTTGATAAGGTCTCCATTTTATCTTCATGATATTCCAAATTCTTTTTCAAGTTTTAATAACTGTTTTTTATATTCTTTTTGCTGAAATTCTAAAGCTTCTTTTACCGCTTTCTTTCGATTCTCCATTTCCTGTTTTTCTATATCTTCAGCAATATTTATATTGTTTAGCTTAAAATAATCTGATCTTAATATTACGGAAACGGATTCTTCACATTTACGACAGTAAGTATGAGCTTTCTCAGGATCATCTCTAATAATTGTTTTATTATTATTTAGAGCTACCCATCCTCGTACAAGTATATTCGTATGACCACATTGCGAACACACCAATGAATTGTCATGATAATCTATCAGTTTATGCCCAATACGACTATACAACGATTCGTATTCTCCATTAAAACCTTTGTCGGTTTCTCTTAAGTTTTTAACTGTTTTACAAGCATGAAGAACAGTAGCATGATCTTTACCGCCCAATTCAAGTCCTATTATAGCTAAAGAAGCACTTGTGAAAACTTTAGTAAATGCCATACATAATTGCCTGGCTTCAACTATTTCCTTTTTTCTTGATTTTAGCCTAATAGACTCTTTTTCAATACCTCTTTGTTCAGCTACAACTTGCATTATAGTCTCTACAAAAGCTATTGGTTGCTTAGGATATTCGACAAAAATATTTTTCATTTCTTTAAATTTTGTGATTAAAAAAAAGGATAATTTGATGGCTGCTTATACAATATTATTTTCTTGCATCCATTGATCTATCAATATAGGTTTAAAGGAAAGCTTTCTTTTCTTTCCTGATTTATCAGTAATCTGATATCTTTTAGGCATGAATACGCTTGAGAATAAAGCTGATTTTGGATAGCCTTTTGAGTCCGGGGCCGGGATTATTTTCTGAATATATATTCCAAAGTTCTGGAATACCCATTTTTGATCTATTGAAAACCTTCTCCAAGCATCATTTTGGTTATAAGTACCCTTTACATCGACTACTGAAAAATAAATATCTTTCTCTGCAGAATGGTTTACCACAAAAGGGTATTTCTTTATGCTTTTATTTAAGATTTCATTATAGTCAGCATACATTTTATGCTTCAATCTTTCATCCCAATAAAATAAAAAATCAGCACGATACTCATGTTCTTGAAGTAACGTAACTGATTTTTTAACTTGTTTTGTTTTTTTTTGTTCTGCAAATTCTACAACCAATGGCTGTGATAATACAAAGCCTTTTGGCTGATATATGATCTTCTTAATAAAGCCTAATGATTGTAATTCAAGCAGAAACCAGTAGAAATATTCTTCTTCTTTACTTGCAAAATCCATTCGTTCGTTTAGTTTATCAACAAATGCTAATCCCCAATACCATTTGTTTCGATTAATAAATTGTTGATAAAGTTAAAAACATTTAATGAGAAATCTACAATTTTTGAAGATTATTTTCATTTAAAACTGCACTTACTTTTTCCCAGTAAGTAACAGTCATTGGACCCGATCCATTCCATCTCTTAGCTATAAGGTCAGGTCGATCTTTACCAATTCGTTTTGCATAATAAAGGAATACTTCTTCTGCTTTGTCATAATCATACATTTCAGATAATTCGTAAGACTTTCCGGTTCTCCAATTATAATCGTCAATTCTAATCTGACGTATTTGGAAATATCCTACTGCATTTTCTTCTTCGCAATAGGCAAATGTATCCAGTCGGGTCTCTACATATCCAATAGCGTAAATTAATTCTTTGAAATCATTAACTCTCTTGTTAGTCTCATGAGAGCAATCATTTTGATTTTTAGCTTCACCTACCGGGGCAAATGAAATGGCAAAAATCATTACTAATAATAATGTCAAAGTTGTTTTTTTCATAAGATTTGATTGAATTAATACTAAGCATCCAGATTGCAGTCGGGAAATCCCATCTGCGAAGCTGCCTCAACTGAGATGGATGATGCTCTTTTTTCCAAGACTTGTTCAGCCATTTCTGGATCAAAGGCTTTTTTAATAAAATCTTCTGTAACGCCCCATTTGTTTCCGGAGCGATAAGGGTTTTTAGTATCATCTGTTTTCGCTTCTACAACTCCAATTAGAAGAATTGCCTGATTCATAATATTCTGGCATTCCTCGCAAGGAGCTTTAGAGTAACCAACAGTTTTTCCGTGAAGTTGTTCAACTTTTTCAGCTTCACTTTTCGTTAATTGTGTATTGATAACGATTGAGCCATCCTGTAATGCTCCGCATAAAGGACAGGCTTCTTTTGTTAGGGCAATGCCCAAATTTTCTTTAGTCATAACATACAAATATAATGATTCAAAAAAAAAGGAGAGCTTTTAAACTCTCCTATTGTCGTTATGACTCGACTTCGGCATATATAAATTCCTCATCATGAACACGCGACGCTCCTATTATAGAACGTTGATGTTCATCAATCTTAAGCATCCTGGTATGTACCAGTAAGCCCTCGGAATTATAGTACCCAACTTGATTAGCTTCATGATCAATAAAAATGTAAACTTGTTCTTCAACTGCCTGAGATCTGAACTCAATATTACTTAAAAGTTCATTGATTTCCTTCTTTAGCGGCTTCATTTTGTCGCTATAGATTTTCTTTACTTTGGCTAATTCCGATTCTATTTTGCCAATTTCAATCATAATCTCCGACAATCTCTCCCGGAACATTTCTACATCTTGATTGGTGTAGGCTTTTTCATACTTAAAAACCTCAGCTTTATCACAAGTATCCCGAAGAATTACAATTCTATCTTCAGGAGACTTGTCTTTAAACATTTGCTGCTTCATTTACTGATATATGATCGCGTAACCGTCAAAACGAGCAACTTGCTCGGCTATCATTGCGGCTTTTTCGCGTCTTACCAGATCAGCAGCATCGGGAGAAATTAATGCACAACTAAAATCATCAGGGTCAATAATTACCTCACAAACAAAAGTATGAGGAGCCTCACCAACAAATAAAGGTACTTTTATCTTAAATGTATCGGGCAAATTACTCTCAACAGCTTGTTGTTGTCTTTGAGTATAATTAGCACGATCATCACTGGTTTGTTCCAGTTCTTTGTTGATCTTAGCTTTGAAGTTTCTTAATTCACTGATTAAGTTATTAGCAACATCCTTAGACTCGAATATGCTACGGTTCATCTTAATCCATTTAGCTAAATCAACAGGCTGGCGAACAATACTGGTATTATTTACTCCAAGTCTTTCAAAATCATGATGAACAGTAAGGTTTCCATGAACTTTAATACTTCCTATTTCACTTTGATCAAGACCAAACAGAGTAATTCTTCCAGCATCTTCGTTAACAGTAACATGAGAAGCTGATGGTGGAAACTGTTGTCTTCTTATCTGCAGAAAATCACCTGGAGCCTTCAATGATCCTGATATTATTAAATCTTGCGTTTCCCTAATGGGAGCGGCGGCACCGGTACGAACATCCAAATTCGAAACACCGTCTTTTACGGTTACATTCAATTCTTCCATAATCGATTACAATTTTTAAATTAAAATAAAGTATATACTGATGTAATTACATCCAATAAAAAAGGGTGATACGTCTTGACTTATTTCGCGAACGGACTTAGATTGTCGGCAAACAACCTCTCGGCACTTTCGTTATATAATTTCGTGCAGCAGCGGTATCACCCTACCCAAGCAGGGATTTTTAATTTTCTTTAGTTAAATCTTTTTCAGATTCTTTAGCAGTTTTCTTAGTTTGTGAATCACCTTTCTCTTTCTTATCTTCAGTTGTAAGAAAATCTAAAAGACTTTTTATTAAGTCACCTTTTAACGAAGCTTTAAATCTTTCAAACTGATCAGTAAGTTCTAAAGATTCTTTCATAATTTTCTTTATATCCGAATCTTTACTCATCGCCTCTCCGCAAAGAGGGATAAGGTCTGCAGGCTTTCCTGCCATCATTAATACGGTGTCAGTTTTAGCCTGAGACATAATGAGAATAGGCCCTTTACGCTTTAAAGAACTATTTACATTACGAAGGATTCGTATCCTATCTGTTAAACTAATTTTGTTTTTTCTCATGATTTTATAAATTTTTTAAATTCGAAAAAGAAAATAATTGCTTGTAAATATATCCATTAATCGTTTTTGCGATTTTGTTGAATAACTTTTTTCCTTGAGTCTTCTATCCTTTGAAGATACATATGCCTTGCGACATCTTCATTAGTATCCACAGTTACTTCAATCCATGTACGATCATCTACTTTGACTAATTTATAGTCTTTACTTTGCGTTTGCTTTACTATCTTTTTTGACATAATATATTGGTATTTGTGAAACTTTATAAGATTCTAAATTAACATATAATCCTCGATATGCAATACGGAAGTTTTTAAGAAAATCCCATATCATATGAGTTGTATAGGTTGCCATTAGTTTATTCACAAACAAATCTTGCCTGGCTAATGATTCTGCAGTAGAGCAGCTCGGTTCATTAGGTGTTTCTTGAACATCTCCAAATTCATCAAAAAAGTCAGGAAGTGATTTCCTTGTGCCGGCGGAAGGTTGAGGTATATCCCTTAATGTTGCCATTAATATCTGTCCAGAGTTATAGCTATTGCCTACGTCAAACCAATAATAAGGTACTCTATATGGTTGATAAGGATTAACCTTTCTTTGAACAACATCCTGAATCATTCTTCTTGAATGAACAGAATCAACTGCAGATATAGTGATATTTGAGTTTAGGTCATCATCACGAAATCCTGTTAATTGGAAATCAGCATTCATGCTGTACCATTGAAGTCCATAGAATCGATTAATCCTTTCTATCAATACTTCTGCTTTGAATCTTCCTTCATCAGCAGGAGAGAATAGCTGCCTACCAATGTTATGCTCAGATACAGTATCAGAATCCCATACCCTTACAAAGAATGGCTGTCTTCCCAGCTTAACCATTGAATGACTCATCATAGCCAAATTACTTAAAATATGACTACCGGTTCCTCCGCACCCTATAAGATTAAAAGTAATCTTATGCTGAGTGCTGGCTAATCTTTGAGCAATAAAATGTGTTGTCATAAATATTTATCAAATAAATCACCTAAAACCATCTTTGTATCAATAAGGCTTGTTAAAGGAAATTTTCTGTTTCCATCTTTAGTTTTCTTGAAAATCTTAACTAAATCTTCCTTTGTAGTTACACCGTTACCGCCATGAGAGAATTTACTTTGCCATATGAATGTATCCCAGGCATCCATTTCAGAATCTATTTCAGTAATACCTGAAGTGTCTTTCTTTACTGATCCCCAGCAAATAGTATTATCATTTATCGTATTAAACATTGGTGCATGATACAGCTTTGTGCTTAATACCGGTCTTTTATTTCCGGTTTTCATTGCAAAGAATCTTATTGTATCCATACTAACAAAGTAAAGCATTGCAGGGAAATGATATTTACCATCTTCAAGTCCAAATCTATCTGAAAATATCATTGGATGAAGCATTGGCTTATCATACCATAATATATGCCTTTTATACTTTAGTGGTTCACAAGATAAAAGCCTGATATCTATTAATGGTTTTTTGAAATAAGAATTTACCTCATTACTATGCACTGCACTTAATAGCCGGCCCATAGTTTTTCTCTGCAGAGGTCTTCCACTTCCAACCATTAATTTGTTGGTGTTTTTATCTCTAATAACATTGTGCAGTTCCAAATAATAATTGTCTTTGTTTTGCTGTTGATAGACTTTAATTATTTTGCACGGTACGAAATCGTTACGTTCTAAATTCATGGATTGGAAATAAAGTTTGTGTTAAACATTGATTTACATAATCATAAAATACTTCTTCATGCTCATTTGCATACTCGATAGCTTCTGCAAGATACTCCGGGAAGTTTCCTATCTCATCAACAAAATTAGTGTATGCCTCTTTAAGTTCATCACGAGTTCTACACTCATATTCCTTTGAATATTCTGCTTCTCCAAAATTATCTGCAGTTTCAGATGCATAAGAAACGATTTGCTCTCTTACATTACCTTCGGCAAACCAACAGAATTGTATTTTAGATTTTATAGTTAGAGGGTATCCATCAAGAAACTGAGGTTCATCATCCTCATCCATTTCAAGTTCATTATATCTTGCAAACTGATTTAATGATTCTCCTTCAAAGTAACTCATATCCTGAGGTTGCTTGATTGCTTTTAGAAGCATTTTAGCAAAGTTCAGTATAATAAGTTCTGCAGAAAGGCCTGGTTTATAGTTTGAGATCATTTTCTCAAGCTTTTCTACCGAGAATTTTCTTTGGTAAAACATATCCTGATATTTACTTCCATACTCATCCCATAAAGCAAGTTCTCTTATTATTTTACTCACTTCATCTTTGGTATAAGTTTCTTTATTATATTCAATATCATCTTGAATAGTTTCTCTCAAATAATCATCCCACATCTGCTCTTCAAAGCAAGTAACATCTCTACGATAAAGTAAAGCGATAGATGCTATCATAATCTCGAAAAGCTTTTTATTAACTTTTCTCATCTGCGGAAGCCAGCTTAGAGGAAATAAATACAAATGCTGATCCTTCAAATTATGATAGCAGTAAGCTTTTATGTAATAACTACCATCATAAGCAATTTCAAATCCCTGAATTGGTGTTTGCAGTGATTCACGAATAGCTGTAAGAAATAATGAAAACTTCTTAGCAAAGCTTCCTTTCTTTAGGAATAGCTCTGTCAGCTTAGCGTTAAGTGAAGGATCTATTATCTCGGATATATCTTTTACGGCTTGTATCATAGAGTTTTTGCCCGGGAATAAAGGATCAACATCAGCCTTCTGGGCAACAGTCCAGAAACTTTGTGTTGGAAGTGTTATTTTCATAATATAAAAGGAATTTCTTCAGGTTCTAAGAGGATTTTATCAGTGTGTTCCATCTCGGAGATAGGTTCATTATCAGCATCGAGGATATGACCTAACTCACAATGCAATTCAAAAGAAACGGGCTGAGATTTTAATAACCTCAACCCGTCGCAATAATCCTTCAATGTCATTGTCATCCCTTAGTTCCTACATTTGTTACAAAAGTGTATTTCACTTTAGTCTTAAGAATATCAGGACCCTCTATCCTGGCATTTACCAGGTGAGGATATTGATTAGATAAGAAGTCTCTAACCTGCTCAGTTGTATAAGCAGGATTCACATCGGGAAATATCATGCCGGTCTTACCGTCAACAAATTCCCTATTTAAGGTTTCTACTTTTAATGCTACCATTCGTCATCTCCAAAATCGTCATCCGCCTCGAAAGGTGGATCTTGGTTTAAATCATTACCTAACTGTTTTTCTTCCTCAGTATCCTCAGGTTCAAGCCCCGGTTGAGGATCTTCCTTCTTTGTCTTACCTGGCTTTATAGAACTTGTTTTAGGCTTTTCAGCTTTCTCTTCCAATTCTGCTTTTGGTTCAGTATCCGGTTTTGATTCATTATCATCAAACATACTTGCTTGACTTGTATCAGCTTTCTTTTCAGGTGGAACAATATCCTTTACCTTACCTTTATCAGCAGCTTTAGTGTTAGCTTTTTTAATAGAAGCCTCATATTCCTTAATGTTACTCTGGAGTCCAGAAGCTTGTCTTAATCCATCTGATACGGCAAGGATAAATCCTTGATCAAGCTGATCCGGGGTTCCCGAGATTGTCAAAGGAACAATTTGTTTTTGTACATCGTCTTTACTCACATCCAATTTAGGAGTAAGCATAACGATCATTTTATCATTATCCTTTCGGATAATTAATTGAACGGTATAACCGTCAATTAGATCATTTAATTTTCTAAAAAATCCCATTTTACTTTTTTTTTATTAAAATTTAAAAAGAAAATAATTTCTTAATTCTTATCTTCATCTTCATAAAGGCCATCTTCATTTTCAATGACTGTTATTTTTCTTCCAAAGATAAGATTTTTTATAAATTCACTATCTTGAGCTTTTATAAGCTTTCTTTCCAGATTAACCATCTGACTTGGCTTAAAGTTAAACTGTGCAGCCGCATCATTATTAACGATCATATACACACCTGTCTGATATAGTTGAGTAAGGGAGCTTACTTTAAGCCCCGACTCAACATCTTCATAACTATGTGTAATATGATAAGTCCATTTTTTTGTAGCCATTATTCAACCTCCTCCGCAAATATTTCTTTTGGAGCGTCAATATTGAAATGATCAATCAGATAGTCTGACCACATATTTGAATTGGTAGAAATTTCACCAATATCCATACGGCCGGGCTTCATGATACTGGTTCCCCAGTTGTATAAATCCCAGACATTAGCAACAGTTTCCTGTACTCTTTGCTGACGAATAGACTCCTGAACAAAATCACTTAGCTCATGAGTATTAAATGGAACAGGATCTCCTTTGAAATAAGCGTTCTTTAAAGCACCAATATACAGACCACCAATAATTTCATCAATGGCTTCATTTCCTATGGCTGGCAACTGATAATTCATCATTTCTTTCATGATATCATTCTGCACAGACCATATTTGATCAATTTGAGAAATCCATGATTGAAGTCTATGCTTCATCAGATCCCAGGGCATTGAATCTCTACTTCCCTGTCCATAGGAATGCATAATGGTACCACCCATAACATTGAAATTAGTACAGGCATACACATTCATTCCAAATGCAATGCTTAAACCTTCTTTATTTAAAGATATTCCTATGGCAGCATTACGAGCCAGATCGGAAATATTTTTATCAGCAACTATATTTGGAAGCTGAATAGTAGATATGATTTTATCAAATCTCCAACGATTGATAGGAGCATTCTTTTGAGTAAATCCTGCTTCTTTTTCATCATCAGTAAGGTATGCTTTTGATGAATTGTTCTGAACATAAATTTCTTTATGTTGAAAATTCAATTTACTTTCCTCGACCATGTTTGAGATTGTGTTATAAGCATTCCAGTACTGAGCCGGGATACTTCTAATACCTGCAAGACCAGATTCTCTACGGATACTACTTTTAAGCAGGTCAAGGCTTATTGGTTGAACATCTTGTCCTTTACCTTCAAATTCAAAGATAACAGGAGCATCGGATTTGTTAATTTCTTTACCAGGTTTGATTGAATGTAAATTCATTTTTAAATGTATTAAAGGGTTATTTATCAATTAATTCTTTCAAGAGTTTTCCCTGAAAATTATACTTACGTATCTTTTCTTCGGCATCTTTATACCTCCAACTGTTTGGAACTTTCTTCCGATACTCTTCAGACAAAATACGCTTATAAAAATCACGAGCATTTCTATGCAGAGCCATTAATTCTTTCTTCTCTGAATCGGTGAGATCCTCAGCCCATTTTGAGAAAACATCATCTGGCCATTTTACTAAATCACCATCAAATTTCTGCATCTTAATTTGAAGGTTAGGTTGATTTTTTACCTGTTCCATATTTAAGCATTATTATTAAAGATTTAAAAAAAAAATAATTACTTGTTACTTGCCGGGTACATAGCATTTATCTTTTTTTCTAACTTTTATAACAATTTTAAACCAAGTATTATGAAAAAATTAAGGCTTATCTGCACCTATGAGTGCAATAGAAGTTGCAAAGGATGTTGCAACAAGCAAAGTAGTTTCACTCAGGATAATATACCTACCTTAGCCAGGGAGAAATTTCTGCATGAGATAGATAATTATAAGCAGGTAATCATCACTGGAGGTGAGCCATGTTTATTCTTACCTGAGCTACATACATTAATATCGGTTATCCTTATTGCTGGGTGCAAAGAGATTATCGTTTATACTGCCAAAACAGATTGGAGTATAGAGGATTTTCTATTTCTTGTAGCCAGAGTTGATGGTATTACTTTAACACTGCATGATCAACGTTCAGCAGATGAATTTTGTGATATAATGAAAAAGTTAAAAGAAACTAAAAAGTTTAATCCATTAATTGGGATAAGTCCAAGACTTAATATATTTGAAGGCATTACATTAGATCCTGATGTAACTGAATTTATCGAAAACATTTGGCAGATAAAGTCAAACATGAAATGGATTAAGAATTGCCCATTACCAAAAAGTGAAACATTAATGAAACTTGAAGATTTATGGATAAAATAGTAAAATTTGAGGATAAGGTATCAAACCTTTTATCTGGAAACTCTTTATGGTTGAAAGAGAAATCAACCGGGATTACCGTATATATCAGAGAAGTTGATTTTGATGATGAGATAATCATTGTTGATGAATTATTCGGTAATAATTTACGAAAACTTAAAGTAGAAGAAATAGAAACAGTAAAACCATGAAAGCAACAAACAATACATTTGTAGATTTTAAGGTAACAAGAACTAAAATCCCTGATAAATTCAAAACTAAACCAGATCGCTTTGAAAGCTATATTTGGGAAAGTCAGGATGGAAGATTAACTGCAATAAAAGATTTTGATGACTGGCATTTGCTTAATACATACAACATGCTTGTCAATACAATCTTGTTTGCCAGAGAAATAAGTAAACATAAAGCTCTCACCTCACAAATGAGGAGGTTAGTTACAGCCTGTAACTATCATTTACATTATATTGGATACGAACTTTATTTAAGAGAATACCCAAATGGAGAAAATAGATATAAATCAAATAGTCAGGAAGATTCAAAGGGAATACCACAATCTGCAGACAGACGAAACGAAGACTGGTCATGATATTTATGAAAGCTTTACTCCAAGAACAGATTTTGCAGGTCCTAAAATAATATTGATAGCAATTATCATCTTTCTTGTAATTATAATAATATCTACAATATGGATCTATTAAACCTTCATCACAGAGCTAAATTTGAGCTTAAATCATGGCTTATTGAGAATTTTGGTACATTAGAAAGTGAGTTTAATGGCAGTGCATTTATGAAACAGTGTAATACTATTGCTCAATTTTTAGGATATCCTATTGAATTTGATAATGATTTAACGATTGCTGAAGTTGAGGAAAAAGTAAGGGATTATTTGTATATTTACGAAGACCTTAAGGTGAGGTATCCGTTTGGAGTAAAGGATTTCCTTAAAGAACTGAATAAAATGGACTATAACGAACGTTTAGTACATTTCCCTAATCTATTTAAAATGGACAATATAAATTTCTCACTTAAAGATTCCATAATCTCTATTGAAAATAGTTATGCTTTCCGAGGAACCATTATCCAGAGTCTAAAAGATGCACTTATTGACATTGAGTTAATTGAGCCTCCTTTAGACCTAGATAAGTTCTGGGAAGATGTTATTAAGGATTCTCATAAATTTAAAACAGGTGAATTAACTTGTCCTTTCTAATAATCTAAAAATAAAAAAAATGAAAATACCAAGATTTTTACCCGCGTTTAAAGGTTGGCATATTATCAGTCCTTTGTTGATGCTCATTTTGACATTTGGATCAGCGTATGCTATTACCCTGTTTCCTTTTGTGATATATCAGAACAAGTATAAAAAAATGAATATCATTACAAGGAACCATGAGATGATTCATATTGCGCAGCAAATGGAATGCGCTGCAGTAGGATTACTGATCTATCTTACCGTTGCTATATTGTCCGGATTATGGCTTTGGACATTGTTTATCTTACCGTTATTTTACTATTTGTATTTTATTAACTGGATAATTAATTTGTTTATATATCCGAGATATTATGCTTACCGGCTCATTAGCTTTGAAAGAGAAGCTTATAATAAGGCTAACATTAATGCGTATTACAAATTAAGAAGGCCTTTTGCTTGGATAAAATATATAATCTTTACAAAGAATTTTTATGAAAAAAAGTGAACTAAATATCGAAACAAAGCAGATTATTAAAGCATGGATAGATAATCTTGATGCAAGTCAAGCCACCATGCTTCATGGATTTATCGCTAATGTATTATTTGGCAATAAAAGAACTGCTTGTGAATATACAGGAATTGATGGAAGCATCGATACTGCATTTCCTTATGGTATAACCGATAGCATGGTTGAAAAGTGTCAAGACATAACTCCTAATCAGCATGTGTATCAGTACAATAAAGAAGCTCCTTATGGTCAGCTGAGAAATCCTTATGCTTTAGCTTTTTCTGAGCTTAATGCATCTATTAACGAATTTACTGCTATTAAGATTTGGGAACCTGAAAAACAAAAAGAAAATGGATAATTTAATCGAGACAATCAATTACAAAGGATATGATATCCAGGTATTGTATGATACCAATGCTGAAAGTCCAGATGCTTGGGGTAATGATGATTGCTTCTTAGTATATGATCATCGAGATTTCAATGTAAAAGTAGATGGATTTGAACCATTGGATATATTTCACAAATTTTCAGAAGGATTCAAAACTTATAAAGGATATTGGATATTTCCAGTCTCCGCCTATATTCACGGAGGAGTATCCCTGTCTTTAAGTAAAACTGAATATCCATTTACTGATAAGTTTGATGTGTCTTTTAAAGGTTTTGTCCTTGTTCAAAAACAAGCTAAATGGACTTGGAAAAAAGAACAAGCAACAATAGTCGCGGAAGCATTGATTGAACAATGGAATTTATATCTTTCTGGACAAGTTTATGGATATTGCACTGAGCTTGATAGCTGCTGGGGATTTTATGGTGATGATGGTGAAGATGAAATGATTAGAGAAGCTAAACAAGTTATAGATTCTAAAATTGAAGAAACTCTTAAAGCTCATTTTCAACAATTAAAAGCATATATTCGTAATAAAGTTCCATTATATAATAGAAATCAATTGGATTTAATTAATATTTAAAACAAAGCCATGAAAATAACTAACTGCATTATAACTAAGCAGCCGGAAAGATTCGAAGATCCAATGCCAAGAGTAATTGTTACTTTTGAAGATGGAAGTTTAAAAACTCTCTTTGAATATTATCCAGATGAAATATCATTTACTGAAAGTGAATTTATCGGATTAACAGAAAGTGAAGCTCGGTATTTGAAATATACTAAAGATAAAGATTTTCTACGATTGTAAGTTGGTTTTATTGGTTTATTAGTTGTAAAGAGATCTGAAGGAAGAATAACATCTTCCTTCGGATTTTTTTTTATTTAAGCATAATGATAAAAAAAAACCCCTGAATTACCAGAGGTATTTTCCTATTCTTTATCCTTCTTTGAGCCACCTGTCTGAAATTCCATCACTCATAATATTATATTTTTAAAGTTAATAATCTGAAATAAAGCACGAAACGCTAACACGTAATATAAAAAATTGGCTATCAAACTGCTGTGGTAAATTGAAAGCGACTGCAAAACCAACTTTTCATATTACCACCGTTAGCAACAAGCGTAAGAACGTCCTACGCTCATTGCAACTTTTGACTATTGTAAAATTCTGTAATCTTCATGATTTTATGAATTAAGGTCATCTTCACAGATATTCCCGGTCATCAGTCCGATTAGTTCTTCTGCTTGTTCAAGGCTTGATTCGGTAAATTCAGCGAGTCTTTCATTACCATTATCATCAACCCACCAAAATGTTATTTTTGCTATTCCAGGTCTTTCCATGATATTTTATATTTAATAGATTTTCATGTCTTTAGGTAATATTGAGTAATTTATTGCTTCAACGATATGTTGAGCTTCAATAAGTTTATTGTTATCTAATTTAGCTATAGCAATTGCTAATCGTTCAATTAATATGATTTGAGAAACATTTAAATCAAATTTTTCATATGCTCTTTTCAATAAACTTTTAGATGATAAATTAAGACTGGTGTTGTCGAGTTTACACTTACGTATTTCAATAGCTTTACGCATAATTCCTTCCATAGTTTGATGTCCTTTAGTCTCACCAAGAATCATATTAATATCAGGTTTGATGACTTTTGCATAAATTGATGATCCGGAATAAGTCTTTGATAACATAAGTTCATTGCTAAGTAATTGACAATCTTTATGACCATTTTTATACAAAGATTCATCGTAATACAGTATTATTGATGTATCGCTAACCTGTGATATTTCAAATGCTCTTTCAACGATTGGGAAAAATGATAATATGTTTTTCATTTATTTATTTATTTAATAGTTTAAAAGATTATCTATAATCCATTTTAATCCACTATTTATCCATTTATTGTATTTTCGAAGAAATATTCTATTGTTCATAATTATAATTTAAATTAATCCACTATCTGCAAATGAAAAATATTTATGCTGACAGACAATGATATGATCAAGTATATCTATGCCTATTATTTTAGCTGCAGCTTCAACTTCTTTTGTAATAATCTTATCACTTTCACTTGGTATATTATTACCTGATGGATGATTGTGTGCCATTATTATTCCTGACGCATTCATTTTTAATGCAGTAAGAATGATTAGTTTTTTATCCACAACTGTTCCCATTGTTCCTCCGGAGCTGATAACAGATATTGCCAGGGCAAAATTTGACCGGTTTAAAAGAAGTATTTTAAATTCTTCTTTCAATGAAATGGTATCTTTATTCCAATTGGCCAGTAACAGCTCGTAGCTTGATTGAGATGTGGTTATCCTTGGCCGTTTAGTAATATCGTACTTATTACGATATGTCAATGCCACTTCATTTAATATCTCAGTGTTTAAGATTTCAGCATTCATAATATTTCAGATTTAAATAAGATTTAAAAAAGAAATAAATGCTTGTTACCTGCCTAATTCATTTTTATTATGCCGTCTATCCTGAAAGAACTCATTTTCTTTGCGTTCATATTCTTCCATGATAACTATCCGGTTACCATTAAATGCTGTTTTGCTATCTATATAAAAGTGAGAAGGTTTTTTTGCTTTGGCGATAAATCCGTGTTGAAGAAGCTCGGTCAATCCGCGGTAAATCATATTACTCTGACTAAACCCTAAATAGTCTTTACAATCTTCCATATCAAAGTATATAATATCACTATTTACATTCTCGACCTTTTGCATCTCATTGAGGATATATCCAAATACTTTTACCGTTGAACTGCTTAAGTCAAAGAGTTGTTTAAAACGATCAAGGTATATCTTTGTGAATTTATCAGAATCAACATACTGCCTTTTGGTAAATACTCTATTCTCTGACAGGTCGCTGATAACCTCTCCAGACTCTTTATCTATCATCTCTACTGAACCAAAACCATTAACAGCATGTAATACCTTATGTTGAACAGTCATGGAAGCTTTTAATGATGCAGTAAATGGATTACTATTTACTACAGGTGCCTCACTAAACTTCTCAATATTCTTCACCTCATCAAGGTATCGTTGAAGATCTAAATCTAATTTGTTATTATGATTTACACTTAATGCATTACTATTACCATTTTCCAAAGTTGCTTTCATGTCTTTCCCCCTATTAATATTTAAGTTTTTAATAATCTATGAAACAAATATACAGCATAAATATATTAACCACTACAAAATAATTGTAATAGTTATCAACATAAAATACAATTTGAATGTAATCCGATTACACATGTTGTGTATAAATGAGTATTAAATATTACACTCAAAGTTAACCAGCACTACACTGGGAGTTATAGTAATTGTACCTAACGATTGAGTGATACCGTGGTTTATAGCCATTCCTCTTCTTTATTCTTAAAAGAGACCTTAAAAAGAGAGAAAACTGCTCCTAATGAATACCTACCAAAATTTACTTATTTACTAAATTACTACACAACAAAAAGTAATCGGAAAATAAACAATTTGTTCCAAAAGATTAATCAATGACTTAAATGAAAATAAATGAATAATCTAATGAAAGAAAAAAATAATCTACTAAAACAAAAAACTTATCGTAATCTAACAAACAACAGAATCCAACAGATACCATATACCAACAACTAAACAAATATTATACATCTCATAAATCGTAATTAATAACTATTTCATTACTAACAACAAAGAGATACCATGCCAAAACCCCCAAGAAAGGGGTTGCCCTGTCTCTCCAAGCCCCTACCCATGCGGGTTTGCATTCAATGCGCCTTCACCTGAGATGACCATGGCATGGCATGCTGGTGAGTATGAATAGGAATGAATTTATGCAGGATTTTGCTCAATACATTGCAGGGGTTAAACTTTTACAGTATATTTGCAAGTGAACATCCAAAGTTCATTCAGTTCGTTCCCCGAATTGGCAACTAATGTTGTACTCAGAGCTTAGCTAAACGTCATTGACTATCAGCTGGGCTCTGTTTTTGTAGGATTGTGCGTAATCCGGTGTAGGGGCCATCAGGTCGTGCAAACGAGCGGCAGCGAGTTTGTCAATATACGTGCGAAGCACACCTTTCTTTTCTTCATTCGTCTATTTATAAAAAAAAAAGCCGTCAGGCTTTTACCTGACGGCTCGAAGAACTTAATCTTCAAATTCAGCTTCAGCAGTAACTGTAGAGGCTACAGCTTTGAATCTGCTGATACGCATTTGATCCTTACCTTCATAAGGTTCATTTACGACAGTTGCCCTGAACCGCACCTGATCCTGGATTGCCTCTTGCAAAGCATCCATAAGATCAGCTCCTTCTTTGATATGAAGAGCAGCAGCAAACTGATTGACGATATTTTCGCATGATTTGGTGCGAATGGCATCTTCTTCACGAACGAGGTCGCCGTCATCATCCTTATAACAAGCATAACCAGAAATATTCTCATATTTCCCGCTCTTCAGTTCTTTCTCGGAAAGTTCTGAATACTTGCGATAACCACAACCATTGAAACGGTGTGTTAAACCGCCATTCTTTCCGTCTTCAGCAGCCACAACGGTGATAGCAAGCTGAGGAGTAGCATTTGCCCACTCAGGGAGACTATCCTTAGCCTCGCCATTATACTGTTGGAAAGAATTAAGAGCTTCAACTCTTAACAATCTTACAATCTGTTCGCCCTCGACGAGTGATTGAAATTCAGGTTTTGCAACCTTGTAACTTGTAAAATCCATAAGGCATTTAATTTAAATTAAACGTAGACTACCAAAGCTGCCTAAAGCCCTCGTAGTCATTATCAAGAAAAATAATAACTTTTTTATATTAAATGGTAGAACTCATGAAGTCCTACCATTTATCATTGAGACGGCACACAATTTTCCTCCCACGTAGCGTGGGTCTTGCTTGTGTTTCTTTATATACCACAAGCAAAGATTCCTGGGTTTATCGTACATTTCATCCACATTGAATGATTTGCCTCCACAAACCCAGATTATCTTGCTACTATCTACTGCCATGGCGTTAGTTTCATTAAGCGAATTTCATTCGCTCTAATTAGCCTTTCAATACTATTATACATGGTAGTATTCTTAGGCGTAACTCTGAGCTTTGTCTTTAGCTGCTCAAGCTTGGCATTAGTGGCATCAGCAATGATAGCATCATGCTCTCTTTTCTCTACTTTAGTAAGTGTTGTCATAACGATATAGTTTAAATGAATAATCAAAGAAATAAATAACTTAATTATATACGTGCGAAGCACACCATTATACTAATGGCTGGCACAGCCATAGCGAATGAGTGAGAGATAAAAGGTCAAGCGATTTACGAGCGAGTTTAGTTTAATCATGTTGGTTAAGAACGTAACATGGCATCACTAGCTCGTTGATTAAACTAAACGAAGCGAGTAAATGCGAAAAAAACCTTTTAGATCGAACGAATGAGCATTTTTCTTCTTTTTCATTTGGGGCCCCATCTCTATATATACAAAGCCCCCCCTACCCATCTTTAGAACAAAATAGCTGAGATTTAGCAATATTACCCCGCGCACTTGTATTTACTCTCTGGGCAAAAGTATATACAATTGCCCTTATTTGAAAAGGGGGTAAAAGTATATACTTTTAGGTTAAAATATTTGTTTTGTAGTAAAAAGAGGTTTATATTTGCTTAATGAAGAAACTGTTAATTAATTTTGACCAGGAGTTATTGGACAAGCTTCGTTACTTACATAAGAAGGAGGGTCCGGTAAATGAGGAAGGTAAGAGGAGGCCGTTTTCTGTATTTATAAGGAATGTGTTAGCTGATCATGCTTATGAGAGGATGATATTACTGAAGGGATTGAATGATGTTAATAAGTGGAATGATGATGACTTTGATGATTTGGAGGTTGATTAAAAGGTGATTGTTACTAACGAAGTTATTCACTTTTTCGAACTTTTAAATCAATTTATAAATGGAAAAATACAAAGAAAGTATGACTTACGGTAAAGAAGATTTTGATAGGGAGTTACGGACTATAAAGGCTCGTGATGTAGAATTTACTAAAGAACAGATGCGTTCTTTTAGGATAAAGGGTATATTCAATGCAGTTGGTGAGATTGAGAATATGGGAGATGATTACATTAGGGGTTTTGCCAATAGTGTATTCAAGCCTGAGTTTGGTGAGATAACTGTTATTGAAACGTCTATCAGGACTTTTTCAGGTGGTAAAAACAATCCATTAAAGATAGTTAGTGTAATTGTCTTTGAAGATATATGGAGTTGGAATATGTTTGCCATGAAGAATCAGGATACTTATGTGCAGAAAAAGCACATGGGTGGTTATCAGGGATTAGAACATTTATTGAATTAAGATATGTCTACTTCCATAAGGACAGGTTAATGATTTTCCAGAGAGTTGCCTAAGCGTAGGTTCGTGACATTTCCTATGTTACTCTCTGGTAAATCTTAGCTAAATTTAAAAGGGGAACAAAAAAAATGAATGAAGATTTTTACAACACTATTTATGAGAGTGGTACGTCGCTTACTAAGCTTCGGCGGAATGCTGAGGCTCAACAGGAGAAGATATTGTGGTTCTTTTATATCAATAAAGGTAAATCATTCATTCCGTTTGAGATTCAGAAGCAGGTTCTTCCCGGGGCACCGATTACTTCTGTTCGTCGGGCGATAACCAATCTGACTAAAGAAGGTCAGCTTTCCAAAACAAATTTTCAGGTAGAAGAACAGTATGGAGTTAAAAACTTCAAGTGGAGATATAGAGGTTTTGTAGAGAGGTGTGAAGAAGCTGTGATTATGAATCTGTTTGGAGCAACAAAATATTACGATAAATCTATTCACGATTCAATTATAAGCTTATGACATGCGATCAGAGATACTGCGATAATCTGGCAACGATTACAGTCAGGTTAGTATTAAAAGATGAGAATGAAACTTTCTTACAAAAGACAGGTGTGAAGAAACATTTTTGTTCAATACATAACAAACCTGAATGGAGAGATGTTTTATCGCATGATCAATGGAATGATATTGTTGTAAACTTCCGAAAGCACGGATTCAGACCTCCTAACGTGCATAAATCAGAATTACTTATTGAGAAAATTAATTAAATAAAAATTATGAAAGAATATTCATCATGTATATTTACAGCGTTAATGTTAGTAATGTGGATAGTGATAGGTATTGTTACTTTTAACAAAACTAAACCTGATACATTTGGAACGGCTTTGTTGTGGATTCTTATCTGGCATATTGCAACAGCTGTATTTGACGTGATTTTATGGGGATTAGCAGTATTATTAACTAATAAAAGATAGAATTATGGAAAAAAGAGAGGTATTTAGTCCTGAGCCTATATTGGAAATAGCTAAAATTTGTCATCAGGCAAATAAAGCATATTGTGAAAACAATGGAGATTTTTCACAGTTTGATTGGGATAATGCACCAAAATGGCAGCAGCAATCTGCATATAATGGAGTTGCTTTTCGTTTGAATAATCCGTTTGTTACAGATAAGAAGATGCATGATAATTGGATGATTGAAAAAATTGAAGACGGTTGGATTCTTGGTGAGGAAAAAGATCCTGAAGTAAAGACTCATCCATGCCTTGTTCCTTATGATGACTTACCGGAATTTCAAAGAAAGAAAGATGCTCTTTTCAAAGCCATTGTAGATGTGTTTACTCCCGAAAAGAAAATTACCGAACCATCTGAGATTGTTCAGATAAAAGGATTAAGAAAAGGAATTGATAATATGCTTCAAGAAGTTAAGAAATGTGCAGACAGATTTCCTTCTCGTGAAAAATCTTTATCGGTTACCAAATTGCAGGAAGGGATTATGTGGCTTGGAATGGATTTAAAGAGACTTAATACTCCTAATCCATATCCATCAAGTAAGGTACCGGAAACAGAGGATAAGATAGAGCCTACTGCAGATGATTTGAAACTTTAAACTACTGATTTATTGTTTATTGATTTATTTTTAAATAAATTTACATCGACAATCGATTGTAAAAATTAAAGTTTTAAAACATGACAGCAAAAAAAGAATTGACAAAAGCAGATCTTGAAGAGAAGATTCTTGATCTTGTATCTGAGAACAAAAATCTAAACAAAGCATTGAATGATGCCGGTAAGATTATCGCTAAGCAGAAGAAAAAACTCAAGAAAGCTCCGGTTAAAAAATCAAAGATTTTTGTACATTCCTAATCCTTAATCCTGGTGATATATAAATATTGCCAGGATTTTTTTATATTTGTATTTATATTTTTTTATTAATAAAACGTTATCGTTATGAATATTATGAAATTTAAACTCTTAAATGAGGGTAATGATGGTATTGTAGTTGAGGCTAAAGAATACCTTGCATCAGGACATTTTAAAATTGTTGATGATGTAAAAAGAACAAGGAAAGTAATGGTTTCCGATGAACTTAAAAAGGAAGTCAATAAACTCAAATATTTCTTACTTAATTTAACCGGACATTGGATAGCCCCATATTCAAAGTTTTACGATAATCAGTCATATTCAATACTTCCAATTACAGATGCGGAACCATCTAAAGTCCATCTTCTGCTAAAGTATTTGTGGAACATCATAAGTGTTACGGGTGCCAAAGCTACCAAGAAAGGGTTTTTATTAACCGGAACTATTGAAGCAGTTGAAGGTAAGAAAATGGGATTCAGCACTCCGTTTATCACAGCTGATGATGATATAGGTTTCTTTTCAGAAGCTCAAACAGTGCTTGATAATATTGCTAAAGAAATATCAGGATATTTACGTGCTCAGGCTATTCCTATTGATCAGGCAATAAAAGAACTTCCGGAAGAGCTTAAAAGTGGAAAGAATAAAGATGAAATTGTTGAAGCAGTTTTTGAATATATGATGAAACGTGGAGCCATTATCATGATGGACAATGAGGCTTCTGATACAATGCTTAATGAAAATAACAATGAAGATGAATCAGTTTTACACAAAAGTACTCGCACTATTGACGCGAAACTTCAGCAGGAAGCAAAAAACGATGATTCTGAAGAAGAAGAATCAGATCAAGAGCAATCAGAACCAGATCCCGATAATGGTGGGAATAAAGGGTTACAGGAGAATAAACCTGATTATGAACAGGAGGATAGCAATGGGGAATCCGAAAATATTACAGTCGATGAAAAGAAAAACCCTTATGGGCCACCAGCAGCGGACATACCGGCAGACATAACAGGTGATGTTCCTCGTAACAAAACAAAAGCTGAACAAGCTGCTAATATTGATTTAACATTACTTGAGCATTCAGAGAATATGGGTGTTGAACTTCCTGATGAAGAACAAGAGGAGGGAACAGACGAATGGTAGATAACATCTTTAATAAAGACGACTCCGTTTATTTTAAAGAAGATACTCACCAATACTTTACAAAATTCGGGGAAGAATTAGCTAGTACGACAAGGGTTATTGGAAAAGTAAAAATGCATTTTGATCGTCAAGGAATATCTCTTGCTATGGCAAAAGGAGACAAGTCAGAGCAAAAGAAAATATTAGCTCAATGGGATGAAAAAAGAGATTCATCTATCGACAGAGGTAACTGGATACATGATAATCTTGAGAAATACTTATTAACCGGAGAGATTGACCCTAAGTTAAATGATGTAGTAACTCAGTTAAATCCAATATTTAAAGAGGGATACCGTTATTATCCTGAAGCTTTAATCCACTCAATGGAATATATGGTAAGCGGAATGAGTGATCTTGTTGTTCAAAGACAGAGAAGTAAAGATACTGTATTTGATTTTTATGATTACAAAACCAATGAATCAAAAGGAATAGAATATGATAGTGTATCAAGAAAGAAAATTCCTTACAAGCACTATAACAGATTTCTATTACCGCCATTAGATCATTTGGAAGATTGTAACTTTAATCATTATGCTTTGCAGTTAAGCGTTTATGCTTTTATGTCTCAGATAACGTGGGGTATAAAAATTGGAAGAATGGCTATTTTGTTTGTAGATAATCATTTGAAATTACATAAAATACCCGTTCCTTACATGAAATATGAAGCTCAGGCATTGCTTGAACATCATAAATCTTTGAAACCTTTACCTGAAATGAATGTAAAGGAAGATGAAACCTATGAGGAGGACGACTGGTAATGGCAGTTTTTCAAATGGATAAAAACTTTGAGGTTATACTCAATCCGGATGCTGTTAAATTAGTTCCGGAATTGAGTAACCTTAATAACGATGAACTTCGCTATGTAATTCTTGTTGTTGATTATGTAGACGGTCCATATAGAAAGAAGCCTATATCGGAACGCCGGTTAATGGCCAGAAAAAATGTTTATGGAGATTCGAAAAAGAATCCAGAGACAGAGAAAATACAGCTGGCCATGGATGTTTATAAATCATTGGTTTTTGATATAAGAAGGGAAACTATTGATATTTATATTGAAAAGATCCGAAAGCTTCAAAAAGAATCTATTGCTCCAGATACTACTTTTTCAAGAATGAAAGAAATTGATTCAACGATCAATTTTATGCAGGATAGAGTATCGTCAATGCAGCATGAATTAGATATTGAAGAAGGAGATAACATTCAGTTAAAAGGGCAAAAGAAATTAAGTTATATTGAGATGTGGCAAAGAAGGCAAAAAGATTATGCTGACTTTAAGAAAAATACTTAATGGGATTTCAGAAACCATATACACCGTTAATCAAAAGAAGAGGATTTGATCCATCGCCAGTAGCGGGTAATATACCTATCTATGCCGATGGAAAAAGTAATATAAAAGTTATCGGTACCCGGGATTATGAACAATTTTGGGATGAGCAGTTTGACCGTTGTTTAAATGGTTACGATACCGGAGGGATACATATTCCTGGCCGGTATTATTTTTTTTTAAACTTTGTGATTCTTCAGGGTCTTCGAGGCCCGACATATCCAATGTATGTAGATCTTGATTTAGAATATTACAAGTTAGTCGATTATGTAAAGAAATATCAAAAGACTGGTATAGTAATGCCTAAAGCCAGGCGTAAAGGAGCGTCTGAAAAAGCTCAGACAATTCTTAGTCATGGTATTAGATTTATTGAAGGATATAGAGGTGCTATTGCAGCAGGTCTTGAAACTTATCAGGTTGGTTTAAGAAAAAAGTTTGATGCAGCACAAGCTAAATTTCATGATGAGCTTCGTTTAAATTTTCTTAAGGATAATGATAAAATGTTTCATGTCGGTTATGAAAGAAAAGATCCTATCGGCGGGTATGTTGAAGACGGATATGGGGGTAGGCTATCCTTTGAAACAATGTATGACGATCCAAAGAAACTCGAGGGTGAATATTTTCATGATGTTGTTTTTGAGGAATCTGGACAATTTAAACTTCTTGGCCAGGCATTTGAATCTATTAAACCTGCACTTGAATTTGGTTCTCAGATATTAGGTACTTTCTATATTTATGGTACCGGTGGAAATATATTATCAACTTCAAAAGATTTTAAAGAATTTTGGGATAATGCTGAATCTTATGGATTAGAAAAATTCTGGGTACCTGGTACTCGTCTTTATTTTCCATTTTTTGGAAACAAGCAAAGTGAATATCTAATTGATCCTGACGATGGGAAAAAAGTAGATGCTATTCCAAATTTGAGAAAATATAAAACGTGGCAAAGATTAGGATGTGAAGATATTGAAGCAGCTCAGGATTTTATTTTAAGAAAAAGGGTAGAATATTCAAAGTTGCCAAATAAGAAAAAATTAAAAGAACATAATCAGAACTATCCATTAACAATTGAAGAAGCTTTTACGTCAGGTGGAAGCAATAATTTTAATGATGAAAAAATATATTCTCGTCTTTTTGATATAGAAGGTGATAAAACTTCATACAAACCTATGATTCTTGACTGGGTTTATGATATAGATGAGGATGGAATAAAAAGAAGAAAAATGCCTTTGGAAGTAACGGCACGTCCGGCTAAAAAAGGTGATCCTGAAGGACATATTGTTTGGGTTTATCAAGAACCAAGAAAAGATATACTTGATCTTGATATTGGTGGTATTGACGGATATAACCAAGATCAGACACAATCAGGTTCTTCATTGGGTGCAATGATTGTTGCTAGACAAGGAAATAAAGTAAATTTAGAAAATGAAGGGATACATAGAGCTGAATATCCGATATGCTTATACTATCAGAGACCGGCAAGGAAAGAAATGTTTTATGACAACTGTCTTAAAATATCGGTATGGTACGGACTTAAACGAAATACCATGTGTAATGCCGAGCAGGATTTTGTCATCGACCATTATCTGAAAAATGATGGAAGGATTTATTTATCCCCAAGGCCAAAAGCTTTTGATTCTCCAAAGAGTCAGCAATTACATAAATTTGGAGCAAAAATGACTGGGTATTCTAAACCTTTAATACTTGGAGTTGTTCAATCATGGGTAGAGGATTTTGTGCAGTTCTGTAATTTTCCTCAATTACTAAGAGATTTATTAGCATACGATGAAGAATATATAGGTACAGACTGGGATAGCGTTGATGCATTGGCTTATGCAATTATGCGTATTAATGACATGAAAACAAGGCCAAGAAAATCATCAGAAATAATGGCACCAAAATATGATGATCCGGAATGGACTCATGATCAAAATGGAAATGCTATACTTAAAAGTGATAAAAATAGCAAAGGAACAAAAAAATTTTCACCATCAGAATTGTCTGAAGGTCAAGGTAGGTGGAGGCCCGGCTATTCTTATGAAAATGAAAATTCAGATCCGGACATAAAAAAAACATTATAAATTTTTATTTGTTAATTATTTTTTTATATTTTTGAGAAACCTTGATAGCATGGCATTTCCAGACATAACAGATGTTGATTTTTCGAAAGAAGGATCTAATAACCAGCAAGTTAAAGAGATGCTTGACTATGCAGTTTTTCAATGGGAAGCTCGTTCAGGCAGGCGTGCCAGGTTAGATAAACTCTATAATTCGTATAATGGTGTTGTTGATAAAGCAGAAATTGATAGCATTATTAAAACAACCGGAAAACAATCAAAGACAAAGTATATTAAGTACCGATTAGGTAGATCAAAATTAAAACAACTTCATGGAGAGTTCCTCCAAATTCCAATAGTAGCACAGGTATCGAGCGTAAATAGAGATGCTCAAAATGAAAAAATGCAGAAGTATAAAAATATGCTTGGCATGGCTTTGGCTAAACCTTATATTGAATCAGCTAGAGCTCAGGGATATAATGTTTTTGAAGGAATTAAAATACCTGATAAAAACGATAAGAGTTATTGGACAATGAATAACTTCAAACTTGCTAATGAGATGGTTATGGGAACCATTATTCAGGATAAGTTGAAAAACGAAAGACTTAAAGCTCAATTTTATCAGAATTTTGTTGATCTTACTATAGCAGCTGAGGTTTTTGGGAAGAATGAAAGAAATGCTGACGGAACGGATACTTACCGAGCTATTCCCGCGAAATATGCTATATATGAAGAATCTGTATTTGATGCTTTCCTTGATAGAACTCCTTATTTAGGGGAAGTAAGGCCTATGTATTATCACGAAATAGTTGCAAATCCAGAGTTTAAATTATCGAAAGCTCAAAAAGAAGAATTAAAAAAGCAAAAAGATGAATTTTCAACAGATGAAAGATATGGATCAATAGATGTGATCAACGGACATCCAGCTTTCCCTGTTTATACTATTCAATGGAAAGGATTGGAAACGGTTTATTTAAAGACATCACCGGCTAAAGGATCTGACGTTCCATATAAAAGAATACTTAGTGAAGAGTATTATAATGAAAACGCATCTAAAATAAAGAAAGATGTTAAAGCCGGTAAGTATAAAGTTGATAAATACTATCGAGAAATCATCTGGACTGCTTCAAGGATAAATAAAGACATCTATACTTCGGCAAAAAAAGAAGAATACATTATTCAGCGTTTAAATGAAAATGGTAAATTTAAAGCTGATTTTGATTATACAGGAATGTTGTTTAGTACCGTTAATGGATTTAGGGTATCTATACAGGAAATCATTTATGAACTTGAAAGAATCTATGATGATATTAGATTCATGATCAATAAAGAGATTCGTAAAATTCGCGGAGACACACTTATTTATGATGATGCATTTATTCCGAAAGGAAAAAGATTTATTGATATTTTGCATTCTGTAAGTGAAGATGGTGTGGTTAGATATAATTCATCTGCGGAAGGTAATAGAAGTGCATCTGATGGTGAAAGTGGAAAAGTCGGTATTGGAGCTTTAAATCTTGGGCAAAGCCAGAATCTTGTTGTTTTGCTAAATCAGGCTATGGATATAGAAAGGGTGATGGATCGTATTACGGGCATGAATGAATCAAGGCAAGGATTAGGACAGGCAGCTACTACAGCAACTACTAATACGAATAATATTGAAGCATCAAGATCTATGACACATGATATGTTCTATTTCATAAAAGAATATATCGAAAGAGTATTGATGAAATTAGCTGAAAAAACAAAACTTAATGAAGTTAATGAAGGTTTAGATTCAAGAAGATTTGTTCTTTCTGATGAGGAAATTCAGTATCTTATTTCAACTAAAAATCTTATTTTTAGTAATTATGCTGTAAGTATAACTGATGGTAGGAAAGAACAATTAACATTACAAAAGATAGAGGGATTATTTGCTCAGGAAATAAATGGTGGATTGCTTAGAACAAAAGATGTTGCTAAGTTCTTTATGGAAGATAATTTCGCAAAAGCTATTAAAATACTTGATGAAGCTCATGATGAACTTGCTGCTATACGTCAACAAGAGAGCAGGGTTTCTCAAGAAAGTAAGAATAAAGAGATTGAAGCAAACCTTCAGATAGCTAAAGAAGATCGCGAAGATCGTCAATCACATGATAAAGATATGGAAGTTTTAAGAACTGAAGGAAAAAAAGAGATCGAACAACTTAAAGGTGCAATGAAAGCGACTCAGGATTTTCAGAATAATATAGCTAAAGGATCTATGCAGTCCAGGAAACCTCAATCTGCAAATCCTTTTGAAGTATAATTTTTTTTTTAAATAAATTGTTATTATTATGACTGATGAAAAAACAAAAACAAAAAACAATGCCCCAGGAATCGAAGAAGAAGAAGACGATTTTGACTTCGGAAACACAACAGATGAAAGTTCCGAAGAAGGTGGCGAAGTCGGAAACGACGGAGAAGATAAAAGCGATGGAGATTCAGCAGAGAAAGGAAAAGAAGGCAAAAGCAGCAAGAGTGATTCAGATGAATCCGATGAAGGTGAGGAAACTGAAACTGGAGATGACGAAACTGGAGATGAGTCTGAAGAAGGAGATGGCGAAGGATCGTCAGAATCTGATGCTGATAAGAAAGCTGGAAAATCAGAAAAAGGAAGTTCAAAAGATGATGGAGATGATGGAGAAAGCTCTAAAGAGGGAGAAGGAGATGATGAAGATTTATTCGCATCAGAATTTAAAGAAGTAAATAAAGATTCTGAAAGTGAAAAAGGTTCTTTTGATCTTAAATCTTTAGCTACTGAATTTGAAGTTGAAGCAGAGACTCCGGAGCAGTTAAAAACTGCTATCAAAGAAAAAATTGAAAGTGCTAAAAAGGAGATAAAATTAGATGGCTATTCTCCGGATGCGCAAAGTATCATAAAGCATCTTAATGATAATGATGGAAAAATTGATGATTTTTTTAATAATAAGGAAATCGTAAGTTTACAAAGCGTAGTGGGGTTAAACCCAAATGAAAAAGTTCTTTATGTACGAACTAACGAATTAATAAGATCAGGATTATCTGCAGATAAAGCAGCTGAACAAGCTGAAGAGGAATTGTCCGAATTATCTACAAGAGAAATCAAAGATCGAGCTGATGGAATTGACAATCAGGCCAAAGAGCTTATCAATGTTGAAGTCAAAAAAATTGTCGGAGACAGAGAAGCTTTAATTGCCAAGGAAAGAGCCAAGAAGGAAGCTGTAGTTAAGCAAGAGGTTGATAACCTTAAGAATTTTGTAAATTCACAGGATGAATTTATGGGAATCAAATTAAGTCCGGTAGCAAAACAGAACATTGTTCGAGAAATTGAATCCGGAACATTTGATGAAATAGCAAATGAATCTCCTGAAAAATCAAAATTTACAGCTTATATGCTTGCTAAGTTTGGGCCTAAAATCCTTGACACATATAAAAAACAGGCATCTGAACAAAACAGGAAAGGACATAATGCTGCTATTGATAAGTCAGTAAGTGCATTGCACAAGACAAAAGATGAGGCACAGTCCAAAAAAACAGGAAGACAAAAATCTGAAAGTGGAGAAACTAAAAATTTCGAATCTTGGGCAGATCCTACACTGTGGGAAGAAGATGCAGGGTAAGGGGAAGTAACTGTATGCTTTGGAAATTAAGTATTAATAATAATTTCTAAAAATTACAGAAAAATGAAAATTAAAATAACTCATGGATCAGTAAGTGAAGGTGATGCTCAAGAATATCACTTGGTACAAAACCATCTTCTTGATCCCAGTAAGAATATTGATAGGGTAATTATGTACGCTGAGCAGCGTCATTTAATGACTCTCTTGACTTCCGGAGCCCGCAACTCTCGTTATACCGCACCCGGGGTAACTCCTAGTAAAGGTATGACTGTTCAAACTAAAATTAAGCCTATTCCTCAGGGAGAAATGGTTTCCAGTAATGCTTGGTCATACAAGATTATGGGTAGAATCCAAAAGGCTTCTGAGATAGTTGGAACAGCAGCAGTTGGAACGATTACCTCTGGTACCACTACTAAAGGTGGAACTTTCTCTCTCTATTTGAAAGATTCATACATGACTATTGGTATGAACTGTGTATTCCCTAATGGTGAGCATGCTCGTGTTATGGGTCGTCCGACTGGTTCTGATGGAAAATATCTGTATGCTTTCGAATGCTTTCCTGGAAAAACTTTTGCATGGGATTCTTGGGTAGGATCACAGATTGGTCGTAAGACTGTATTTGGTGGTTATACTACTTTCGGAGAACGCTCACGTAGAGGTTATGGTAACTTCCATTATCCGGATCGTTATATTCAACACACTACTAAGCAGAGAAAATCAATCTCTCTTTCTGGTGATGTAAATGCAAACGAAGTTATCTGGTATGAAGTAAACCAATCCAAAGGATTTGTTTATGAAGCTGAAGCACAAATGAGAGCTCAATTCCTTCTTGAGGATGAGTATCGTTTATGGTGGGCAGAATCAACCATGAGAGATTCTTATGGTAATTTGCTTTCAAGAGCTTCTATGCAAGATGAGTATGGACAAGATATCGTAGCTGGAGATGGTTGGGTACAGCAAATTAAAGGTGCCAATGATCTTGAAACTTCTGGTTCTGATGGTTCTCCTACTTACGATGATTTTGCTGACATGATCCGTACAGTGAAGAAAAAGAAAAATCGTATTTCTGGAAATACTTGGGTAGTTGTAACCGGTGCTGATGGAATGCAGTCAGCTAATGATATTGCTGCATCAAGATATTCAGCAGGTAATCCTCTTGTTCAGGTTGTTAATCAGGGAACTGCCGCTGGTGGAGCTGAGCCTTATGTTGGGTATAATTTCAAAGTTTTAAACATTGCCGGTGAACAAATGATCTTTGTTGAAAATCCGATGATGGATGACGATGAGAAATTCCCTGCTAAATTATCAAACGGAAAACTCAGAATGTCCAACACTTTCTATTTCATGGACCTTGATACTGATGAAAAAGGAAGAAGGAATGTTGAGATTCGTGCCAGAGGCCGTGCTGGTGTAAACAGAAATATTGTATATTACTGGGAAAACGGTATGACTGGAGAAGGAACTCCACAAAGTCCGGTTGATGCTAAGGCATTTCATATGCTGAAGGAAAATTTACTTGCAGTCTTTAATACTAAGACTTGCGGTATTCTCACTCCTTCTGCAACTGCATAAATCTTATTAAGGTAGAGAGGGAAACTTCTCTACCTATTTTTTATTTTTTTATATTATAAATCGTTATTATATTTACTTATTATGATTAAACAATTAGTCACAATCGAAGAAAGGCGTTGGATAGCGGAACACGCCAAAAAAGAGATGGGAAAAAAGATTCTCTATGATGTAATGGATGTTGATAAAGTAGCTGAAAAGATTATGAATGAAAGAAAAAATCTGGCTATGACTCCATGGGTAGAAATCCAGCCTATCTCGGAAGATATGCATAAAACCCCTAATCGGGTTGCTACCTTTCAGAAAGATCCGCTAACAGGTGTTCTTTATGGTATTGCAATTGACCAGGACGATTACGGAAACATTAAATGGCAAAAAATTCAATTAAATGATCATCTTTCGTTAAATCTTGATAAAAGAGATGATGCTAGAATTTGGGCAGCTATTCGTTTCCATCCTGACATTCAAGGATCTCCATGGCAAAATCAAAATCCGTACTACAAGATTTATGATCCTGTAGAAGAAGCAAGGGTTGAAAATGATGAAATTGAATCAATGAAAGTTGCTTTTGATAGAGTCAATAAAATTCTTGACGATCCAAAATCTATGGTAAATTTTGCCAGGTATTTAGGTATTGAACTTCGGGATAATGCAAATTATGAAATCGTTCGTGGTAGTCTGCTTCGGTCAGCAAAGAATTATCCACTTGATTTTAATAAAAAGTGGGAGAGTAAAAACAGAAGTTATGCTGAATATTTTGAATCAGCAAGAGCTCTGGGTATAATTCTTAATGAAGCTGATCGGGGATTTGTGTACAAAGGTGTTTCTCTTGGAATGAGTAGACAGGATGCTATTAAGTATCTTGGACAGGACACTGCAATAATGACAGGTATAAGCAATGAACTTTCAGAAAAAGACATTGTAATTAAGAGTGTTGCAAAGACTGTTCATAAGAATATTTCAAAGCCAGGAGGAGCTGATAATGAAAATGAATTTGATTAAAAATGAATATAATTCAATTACATGAAAGAGTCCGTTTCTGGATAGATGTAGTAGGATCAACCAGATTTGAATCAGAGGATATTGATAATGCTCTTAACGCTACTATTGATCAAAAAGTTAGAGAGAGTTATGATCAGAATCGTCCAATGAATCGTTCGGATGCATTTCAGCGAGTTCAAAGAATACGTGATGAGCTTGGCCCATTGGTGAAGAAAGCTATTAATGCAAGTGGCATATCTGTATCCGGGCATGAAATTACAATTACAGCTGAAGATTATGGTTGGTTACTTTCATTAAAAGTAAAAGCTGAATCTGATTCTGTTTGGTATCCAGCTTATCCTATTACTTATGATCGAAAGAATGTAGTTGAAAAGAATCCTTTTCGTAGAGTTCGTAATACACCATCAAGTAAAATCTATTATAATGAATATGATGGTAAGATCGAAATTTCTATGTTAAATGATGCGGATATCAATGATGCAGAATTGTATTACTTGGCCGTTCCCGCGATAGTAAATTACGGTATTGAAAAAGATAATGGTGATACTTTATCAAATGGCGATGTTGTTTACGCTGTTGAAGAAACTGTATATGGTGGAAACACTTATACAATTGGTCAGAAAATTACAATAAATACCGGAGATGGATATGTTGTAGATGGAAAAGTAGTTACTCAATGGACTGATTGCGATATAAGGCAAACAGCACATGAAGAAATAGCAAGACGAGCAGCTATTAACTGTCTTTTAACTGCCAATCAATATGATAAAGCAAAAGCATTAAGAGATGAAATTATGGCCTCATAGGGCTTATTTATAAATCGAGCGAATATAGCTCACAAAACAATTAATTATGAAAAAAAGAGTAAGAGCCGCCGTGTTGAACACAATTGCTGCAGCCGGTGGAAACGTTTTAAATGATGCTTCAAGTGGCCTTTGGTCAATCATTGGAGGATCTGGAGAATTACTATTAGGATCATTTCCTGGTAGTCCTACTGTTCAAAGTTTTGATCCTGTAGCGGAAAATCAGCAAGTTGTTACTTTGGGTGCTTCGGCAACTAAGGAAACTATTATTGCAGATACCCGGTATAAGATTGAGATAGGAAATCCTGATGATAAATATGAATCCGGAAAAAGATGGCCGGTTGTTCATGCTTATACATCTGCTGCCGTTTTGAGTGGTGATGCTGATACTGATAGGCTTAATGTTTACACTGCATTGGTTAATAAAATCAATGGTTATGGTGGAAACAACTGTACTGCTTATTTATTGCATGAGTTTGATTACACTCTTGGTGGAGATTCAGCTGGCGGAACTACAATTACTGCTGGTGTTAAAATTACTCAGGCAAATTCCGGTGCAACTGCTTATGTAGCTAAAGCTTCACTTTCAAGTGGAACTTGGGCAGGTAATGATGCCGCTGGTACTATCTGGGTTTATAATGTAAGCGGAACCATTGATGATGCTGTTGCTCGTGCATGGACTGTAGGAACATTTACTTTAACGCAAACTATTAGCACATTGGTTGCCGGAACCGGTATTGCATGTGTTGATGATGCTGGTTATTTCACTTCAAGCATTGGTCGTTCCGGTGCAAACTGGTATGGTGCAACTCAAGGATTTGTAACTTCTCAGTTTGAAGTTATAGAAGCTCCTGTTTATCCAATGGGTATTGGATCTGTTCTTGCAGCTTTAGTTCCAAGATATAATCATTCTAAGCAGGATGCAATTGAAGGAAATCTTGATCTTGAACTTCAAAATGGTGCTGCATTTGACACTTCTAAGACATATCGTAAATATGTTTTCACTATTCTTGATGGGTCAGAGGAAGCTATGGGCGGAGATCTTGAGAAAGCAGAATCTCAGGTCGTCCTTTATGCCGATTACGCTTCAGGTAACTTGGCTGACTTAAATACTGCCATCGGAAATCTTTAGTAGTATAGATTAATAATAAAAAAGGGAGAGGTTAGGTTCTCTCCCTTTTTAAAAAAAATCAATATGGACACAAGAGAGCTGATGTGGTTAGAACTTATGAAATTTTATGGTTTAAAAGAAGTTGTAGGACCTGTTGATAATCCAATTATTGTTGGATGGTTTAAAGAACTTGGATTTGAATGGATTAAAGATGATGAAACTGCCTGGTGTAGTTTAACCATTAATATAATGGCGAAAAGATTAAATCTTGATTATTCAGGTAAGCTTGATGCAAGAAGTTGGTTGGAAATAGGTAATGAAGTTACCGTTCCTAAAATTGGTCATATAGTTATATTCTGGAGAATTTCTAAAGATGGATGGAGAGGTCACGTTGGCTTGTATGCAGGAGAAAGTGAAGATGGAAACATTATATTTGTATTTGGAGGTAATCAGGGAAACATGATATGTATTAAAGGATACCCTAAAGAATCATCTTCATATGGACTGCTTGGATATAGAGAATTGCCTGAACCGGTAAAATTATCGTCAAAAGAAAAAGTAGATGCCAGTATTAAAAACATTTCAATCGACAGAAACCTGGAAAGATATACCTAAGAATGGATTGTTTATTGTTTTAACCAGATCTCAATCATTTTTAGCAAAAACTATACAAGGTTTTCAAAGATTATTCCAATGGACTTCTGGTGAACATCATACAGAACTTAGTCCTAATCATGCAGATATGGTAAAGGATGGATATGCTATTGGAGCATTAAAATTTGGCATTGATGGAAATGATTTTGAGGATCATTATAGTGATGATAAAAATCCTTATTATTACATAATTAAACCAATATTAACTAAGCGACAAAATGCCAAAGCATGGGGTTTTGTAAAAGCTCAAGTTCATGAAGGTTATGCTTATTTTGATATTTTGATAAAATACCCAATAATGTCATTAATACATAAATGGTTTGGTGGTAAAAAACCTCTCGATAGAAAAAGATGGACATGCTTTTCTTTAATTGCTTCAGCTTTAAATTATGCCTGGGGAGAGGAAGTGTTTCCTGATCCTTATAAAATTAGTCCAATTGAATTTGTAGATATTGTAGATTCGTTAACAGGTGTTAAATTTAAATAAAATGAATGATACAGCAGTATTTAGTGTAATAGTAGGTGCATTATCTTTATTTGTAATTGTTTTAGGCTGGTTTGTTTCTAAGATATGGGATGATCATAAGCAGAAAGATGAAAGAGTTTATGGTCAAATAGAGAAGTTAGAATTAAGTACAGCTAAATTATCTGATTCAATAAGTGGATTAAATGCAATATTATTAACTCAACAAGAAAAAGTAGATGCATCATTTAGGGTACATGAAGCTAAACATGATCAAATTTTAGATCGTTTTAGTTATAATAAAAAAAGAATTGATAATAATGAAAAAAAAATAAAAGATCATGACATTTTTCTTAATGAATATTATAAGCATCAAAACAAAGAAAGATATCCTTAATCTTATTTGATATTATAAATTATGAATAAAGAAATAAGAAATATAATATTCAATCTTAATGAAGGAAGTTATCTACCAAGAATTAAATTGAAAAATAATTTATTCAGTAAATTTCTTTTTCTATGGACAGGAAGTTTTGATGGTGATAATTTATTAAGTAATTTAAGTTCAGACGTTATTACGGTTACAGACAAAGATTTCGCAACAAATAAAATTCCTTCAACAACATCAGCTACTTTTTCTGTTTCAGATAATGCTACTTACATTGCAGCTGATGGTGATGATGATTTTTGGTTTAATGGAAGTGATGTTCTTCAGCAAAAAACATTTGCTTAACTAATAGCTACTGACAATGCAAGAACTTTTATTAAATATTCTAATTATGCTCCTTATGAAGTTTCTGCAATTGGAATATTAAAGGAAGGAGAGATTTTGACCGATGAGGATAAAAATGCTTTATCAATATACTTTCAGTTATGGATGTACTATTTTTCAGATGAGTTGAATGATAATGGATTTTTAAAAGATAATAGAATAATAGATGCTTAATTTATTAAGTGTATTATTAAAGAAAATAAAAGTTTTAATTAAAATTTAAAGAAATGAAAACTGATGTTGAAAAATATTTAACAGATGCTAAAGGGAATGCCTTAGTACAAGGTATTTTAGTTATTTATTATTGAAATTTTTTATGTGGTTTAATGCTCTTTCACTACCTTTACTAGGAGTATTTGCCTTTGTTTTAAAGACTGAAACAAATGCAATATCAATGATGATGGGAATTAGTGCCGTATGGTTGGTGTTTAATGCATTACTTGGAATAATGATATTTGCACCTAAGCAGATGGCTAAGGTTGAGGAAATTAAAGAGCTTATAGCTTTAGCAACTGAAAAGAAAACTGAAAATAATAAAACTTAAAATTATGAAAAATCCAAGGTTTGGAAGTAATCGTGAACAGTCTTTCATTGAATTTATAGGAAATCTTTTAAATATAAGATTTGGCCTTGAAGGTAAACGATTGTTTATCTATAAAAATGAAACTGAATTTAATCTTGATGGAAAAATTGTAAATCAAACCTTTACCGGAGAGATTGATTTATCGAATGATCTTACTCATTACAATAACTATTCTGTGATAACAGATGTTGATGTAACGCTAAAGTCTGAAAAGATCATTGGTGGAGCAGCAGAGATAAGGTTTGTTGGTGATGGATCTCATGATCCAGTATTTGATGCAGCTTTTACCAAGAGTTCATCGAGTGATGATTATGATAATACTGAAAATGTTGTGAATAAGGTTGTTTTTTATTATGATGGAGAAGATGCTTTTTATTCAATAACAGTTTTAGCTTAATATCATGAATAGTACAATAAGAAATACAATATTTAATTTGGATGAAGGTACCAACCGCAGAGGAGGGGGTTGGTACGGTGTAAGATTTACAACAACTCAATCCGATCCAGATGGCGAGCGAATAGCTTCTACAGATTATAATATGACTCTTCATGCTTCTTTACCCGTTCAATCACTAATGAGAGGATGTTTACTCAACGATGACGGAACAGTTAATTATTATCTTGATTCAGAAAATTGGTCATTAAAAGAAGATGGTGTTACTGCAAGTGTGCTTGATGGGGCAGATGGACAGGTGATGGTTGAGATTCCAGAGCATTATTATAGGGAGTGGATTAGTGATGGATATAAGTATGTAGCCGTCTCTCTTACTAATTTCCCAGATGCAACAAAAGTTAATAAGTTTTATCACGGTGCTTATAAAGCATCTCTTAATCGTACTAATAACAAATTAGGTTCAGTTGTTAATTTCTCAACAGATTGGCGTGGTGGTAATAACAATGCAGCTTGGGATGCTGCTGATAATTCATTACTTGGAAAACCAGCTACTTATATTAACAGAACAAATTTCAGGACTTATGCAGCTAATAGAGGGTCTGGTTGGTATCAACTTCCGCAAGTACAAGCAAGTGTTATATATAGATTATTCATTGTTGAACACGCTACACGTAATTCACAAAAAGCTGTTAATGCTACGCTAACAGTAGAAGGCTATCGACAAGGAGGGCTCGGGGATGGAGTAACGACTGTGAGTGTTGGTGATTGGAATACTTTTTCAGTTTATTATCCTTTTGTTAATAACGGAGTGGCAAATGCGCTTGGTAACGGTACTGGTGAGGTAGATTATGTTGTTAGTGGATGGACAGGTGGTGATATTACTGTTAAGGTGAATAAGTATCGTGGCATTGAGCAACCGTTCGGGCATATATGGGAGTGTAGAGAAGGTATCAATATTTATAATGATCATATTGCTGGAACTTTCAAAGCATATATCATTGATAATCCTGCTAATTTCGCTGATGACACGCTTGATAATACAAGAGAAGCTGCGGACTTATCACAATCGAGTGGATATATAAGTGAACAGTCAGTAAATGATAGAATAGCTGTAGCAGCTGGAAAATCTGGGGCAGGTTCAAGTACATTCTTTTCTGATTATTTTAATACCGGGTATTCAGGTAGTAGCTCGTTTTTTCGGGCTCTTCTCGCTGGCGGTCCTGCGTATTTTGGCGGTCTTGCGGGTTTCGCCTGTTCGTATTCGTATACTTCGGCCTCGACTGCGGCTGCGAATGTCGGGTCTCGGATTTGCTTTTTGGGTGCGTAGCACCATTACTATTATACAAAAAAATAACGAATACTTTGAGTTCACATGAAAACACATTCTGACATAGAGATCCCGGTTTTTCAAAATCTTGGTACAGACAGGTGGTACTATCATTTTAATCATGGCATACAAATAGATGATGATGGCATTAGTTATACTTCTGATACGGTAGTAATGAAAGGAGAACCGGATGAGCAAAAGATTAAATCAGCGATAACATCGCCGATTACCGATAAGGGAGAGCCAGATACAGTATATAGTATTGAGGAAGCATCTACATTGCAGGATGACTTATCGCAAGTAGTAAGTTATACGAATGACTATTACAGATCAGTTACCAGAGAAGATGTGGCTGGGCTTGAATGGATGGGCAACGAGGTTCTGAAAGCAGGTCAGGTAAGAACATACAATGAAATAGATTATGAATGTCTGCAAAGCCATATCACTCAGATAGGTTGGGAGCCTGATATGGTATTGGCATTATGGAAAAAAGTAAAATCAGATGTGATTGAAGAATGGGTACAACCTGGCTCAACTAATCCGTATATGAAAGGAGATAAGGTTCTGTTTAATGAGAACACTTATGAAAGTTTAATTGATAATAATGTTTGGAGTCCGGCAACTTATCCTGCTGGATGGAGGAAATTATAAGCGATGAAAAACATAGAAAAATATCTTATACTAAGACTTTTAAATTATTATACAGAAACAATTAAAATTTAAAATCATGAAAACAAGATTAATTAGAAACATTATCACTACCATAATTGGTACGTTACTAATGCTAACCGCAATAGCCATGTTAGTAGCAAACAGAATTCCAGACACGAACATTGATTTTTCATGGCTCGAAATGGTTGGAACGATGCTTTTAGGCTGGGTGTTTCTTATGGCTAAGGATAGTTTGCTTGAAGGATTGTTTATGGGATTTTTTAAGATTAAAGCAAAAGAATAAATGAATCAATCTCTAATAAAAATACTATCCTACGTCTCTATCCCTGTTATCATTACGGTAGGGACAATCATCTACAAAGCTGGTCAGAAGGATGGCTCAGGGAAGGTTACTGATGAGGTAATACTCAAAGAGGTGAAAGAGCTGAGGCAGTACACCGAAACCGAAGTGGGTGGATTGAAAGGCTCCTTTAATCGAATGGAATGCAGAATGGACAGTATGATTGTCATTGTGCAAAGTTCAGAGGTAAACGATAAGGACAGGTATTCTCTTATTCAAAAAGAGATTGATATATTAATCAAGCAGGATAAGTCGGGAGAAGCTTTAAAAGCTATTAATGAATGGAGAGAATGGTATCAGGAGAGATACGAAGTACAGTTAATCGAAAAAAAAAACTTGACTCCATTAAAATTGGGGTTCGCAAAAAATAATAACTAATGACAATTATGTACCTTCAACTGATAATAATAGTCCTGTTAACCGTAGGATTGATATATTTTCACAAAACTAAAAGTGCAAAGGCACTTACAAAAAAAATGTCAATCCTTGACAATGCGATCCTTTCGAGGAACATTAACAAGATCCTTTTCTCTATAAAAACAGAGTTGAAGGCTGATAATGTAAGCCTGTTCAGATTTCATAACGGTGGACACTACCGGAATAAATTCGACATGAACCGATTTACTTGTGTTAACGAACTCTATAATCCGAACAGGACTAAATCCATACAAGACGAATGCACAGGGGTACTTATCGAGAGGTATTCAGATGCTATGAGCCAATTAATGTATATGGGTGAATTTTTTGTTTCTGACATTGATTATTGCAGCGATGAAAAGTTCAAGGTGGATGCTAAAAGGTATGGTCATAAAAGTGTTTATTTATTTATTATAAGGCAGCTAAACGGAGAGGAAGAAGCTTTCATAAGTGTGAACTTTATAAACAAAACATCGCTTAACGCAGAGCAGAAAGCTATTGTAAACGCAGAGCATAATAATATTTTGAATCTGTTAAACAGTATAAAAATTAAATAAACTATGAACGCTCTTCAATACAATACCAGGAAATTACTACCTCCAGAGGCAATGATTAGATTTGCATCTCAATATATAGGTTTGCAGGAAATCGTAGGAGATAAGCACAATCCAATTATCGTTCAAATGTTCAAAGATATTGGATTTGAATGGATTAAAGATGATGAAACTTCATGGTGCAGCTGCTTTATTAACTGGGTGGCCTTTCAGGTAGGCTGCTCAATGAGTAATGCTCTGGATGCCAGAAGCTGGCTAAATATTGGAGAACGTATTTTTAATCCTAAGCCCGGTGATGTCGTTATTTTTTGGCGTGAAAGTCTGGGGCAATGAGTATAAGAATAGATAATCCCTATGTTGCAATAGTAGAAAATTCAATCACTGATATTATGGGTGTTTTTGATTCATATAAAGTTAAAGGAACAATATCGCCAAATATACGATTAAGAAAAAGTGGGAAAAAGTATTTAAGAATGTACGCAAAAGGAACATTTGATGTTTACATACAAAGAAATTATGCTTATGGGTTTACTGGTTCAGCAGCAACACGATATACATTAGCAGATTATACATATTTAAAAATACCTGTGTTTTTTGATGAGAATAATTGGATTGAGGAATTTTCAATTGCTATTACAGCTACAACAGACTGCTGGTTTAATAAAATGGAATTTGACGATTTATAATTAAAAACTTAAAACTATGATATGGTTATTAGCAATACTCGGATTATACATCACTTTCATGAGAAAGTATTAAATTAAAACGATATGAATAGATTAAACATAAATATAGGTAAAGGTCTTGATTGGATTAATTCAAATCTTAGTCGAATTAAAACCATTGGTATAATTGTGTTAGTTTTAATGTTTATTATATCTGCTATTCAAAATGGTATTGACAGTAATAAGATGAATAATATGGTTGAAAGGATTACCGGATTAAATGTTCGTAATGATATTCTTCTAAAAGACAATAAAGAATTAACTGAAAAACTTTTAGCAGAACAAGATTTACGTAATACTTATAAAAAATCATTAGATTCATTATTGTTTGAAAAAAAGACATTAGCTATTGAAAATAAGAATTTGAAAAAAAAATTAGCTGATATACCAACATGGTTACTGAAAATACCTACTGAGAAAAGTTATGAATTTTTAAAAGATACAGCTTATCCATATTCAGGAGAATTAAAATTTCCATTTAATGAACCTCAGGTGAAAGGTATCCGTAAATCATATGAAGAGAATAAAGTTTATGAATTTTTAATAGATACTATGAACTCTCAACTTGCAAATTGTGAACAAATAGTTTCGGTTAAAGATTCTATTTACAACAGTCTTCAATCAAGTATGATGATTTATCAAAATAAAAGCATGAATAGTGAGAAAATAATTGAAAATTATGCTAAAAAAGAAGATATTTATAAGGATAATAATAAACAGTTGAAGCGTAGGCTTATTGTTTATAAAACAATGACAGCAATTGGAATAATAATAGTTTTAATTTTAGCATTATGACCTTCGAAGAAATAATATACGATATTTTAGAAATCAAGGGAGCTATTGAAGATGATTCTGATATTGAAGAAATGTGGATACTTCATAAAATGAATCGTTATCGGGCATTCCATATTTCTAGCGAATACTCTATGACTAATCAGATTGATCCATCTTGGCTTCAGAGAGTATATAAATTTGCTTTTGAAAAAACAAGTGCTGCTGATGATCCTAATATAACTTACAACAGTATTGATCTTGGAAAGGCTATCCTTCCATCTTTAGTAAATTTACCAGATGATATTGGTCTTTATCGTCTTGCCGGGTCATCGGCTATTATGCAATTTGAACCTTGCGACTTTAACCGGTTAATGATGAAATCTGAAATAGGAGAAGAAAAAAATGAAGGTTATGGTTATTATTCAAGAGTTGGAAATGCAGTATATATCACTCCTTATATAATGGAAGGATCAGCAATAATAATTGCAGATAATCCAATGGATATCAAGATAAATGATGGTGGAGTTTTAAGAGATATGACTTTTGCAGATCAATATCCTCTTGATCCTATTTTAGCTCAAAAAGCTGTAATTGATCTACTCACTAAAGATCTTCAAATTAGTGAAAATGCTATTATGGATGTTGTAAATGATTCACAAAGAGATTTTAAATTAATGAAAAATGAGCAGGGAGTTCAAAGAAATCAAAGATAGATGCGAGAAAAAGCTCAGTAATAAGCCAGATAAAATTACCTGGACAGCAAAAGAATTTAGGTTAGTTATTTGGATATATATTTATTGGATGATTAGAGCAGCTATTAATGGTTATCCTATTAAAATACGAACAGTTGGAATGTTTGCCCTGCATAAAGAACCGGTGAGAGGATTAAGTGAAGATGAAAAGAAAAGATATTTTTTAAGTAATAGGTTGTTTGGACCTATGTTTACACTTAAATTTACAGGTAAGAAGTTTCCTGATCATTTTTATTTTTATCCAAATCAGAAAATAATTAGAAAATTAGGATATATTTTAGATTCAGATACCGTTTACGAACTTAATAAATCATGAAAAGACTATCTATAAGACAAGCAATGATTAATGCCATCGAGGAAACTGATGAAGTTCTTGGTAGGTATCCTAATCAGATGCTCAAGTGGGCAAAGTATATTGAGAGAGAGATTGGATCATTAAATGGCTATAAAGTCAAATCTAAGCTATTTACTGTTACCGGATGTAAAATTATATTACCAGAGGATTGTTATCGCGTTATAGGAATGTTCCCGGGTGATCATGAAGATGAATGTAATACTCAATATCGCGATATTACAACTCCGGTTATTCAGGAAGAAGATATTATTGGTGCAGATGTATATGGTCGTGATTTATCTTATCTGTGGATTCCTTTAAATACTACATGGGTAAGTCCAATAATTTATGAAGAAATTACTGATGAACTTCATTTAATAAAAGAGTATGAAAATCAGGAATTGACACTTGTTTACAATTATATTGAAACTGATGAGAAAGGATTTTGGAAAGTCAATGAATCTCATATTGATGCAATATCAAAATACATTCAATATATGTATGCTCGGAAGTTTCGTTGGAAATTATTTAAAAGTGATAAAATGTTACGTCAAGGTCATTTAGCTACTATTGAAGATTTAAAAAGAGATTATTCAATAGCTGTAAGAAGTGCCAGGGCAGAAGATGGAAAAGAGACACCTTTTGAAAAGACTCAATATTAATGGAACCAATCAAAAATAAAGTCAGTGAAGGATTGCATTTAGATTTCAATCCATTCAATCAGCCGGTAAATACTATGCGTGATAATCGTAATGGTATTATTACTGATCTTGAAGATGGAAGTCATGTGTGGGCCAATCTTAATGGAACGAGTTTAATTTTTGAATTAGATCCAAACGATAATATAATGGCTAATTGTTGGATCAGAGAAAGACTTTTTTTAATTGTTCTTAATATAGTTGAAGATTATGTAGTTATTTACGAAGCTTTATATGATGAAACTGGTGATTTCACTTCTTTGGAAAATAGATGGGAAGGATCTAACACTGAATTAAACTTAAGCCTTGATCATCCAATAAGAGCAATATTCGGGTTTTACGAAAATGATAAGGTGCAGAGAATCTATTGGACAGACAATTTTAATCCACCAAGAGTTATTAACGTAAAAGATGATAACAGGGTAACTATCGAAGAAAAATTTGCAAATTTCTTTCCAATAATAGATCCCGGGTATGGAACATTTACTTTCGATTCATTAGTAGCTGGCGGTAATTGTAAAGCAGGTATTCATTTTTTTGCATGGAGATTATTTAAAGAAGGATATTATACTGATTGGTCATATTTATCTTCAGGAGTTCCTGTATTAGAAACTGCTGTAATGATAACTTATGATGCTTATCAGGAAATGCAAGGAGCTGCTCCGAATGAAGTAACTTCAAAGAAAATAAGAATAGTATTATCTGATCTTGATACAGATTATGATTCAATTCAGGTAGCAGCTTTTTATTCAAATGATTATAATTCAGCTCAGGCAGGAGTTATTTTTTATGATGGAGATATATCTGGAACTTCAATGACTTTAGATTATCTCGGGAATGAGAATCTTGGCACAGTAACTATTGACGATTTACTTGAAACAACTGTCGTTATTGAGACTTGCAAGGATATGGCTCATATTAAAAAAAGAAACATATTCGCTAATATAAAAGAAAGAGAAGAAATTGATGTTTCCGGAGTTCATAGTGAGGGTAAAAACAATGAGATGGAAGTTACTATGGAACCAATAAGGCATGGTTTAATGCTTGATTCAACTGGTTATCCTGGCAACTCGTGGTCAACCGGAAACAAAGCTTTATCTGCAATCAAAAACGGAATGACCGAAATGGCTTCTGTTGGAGATCTTTATCCGTTTATTTATTATAAAGCAGTAACAGAATGTACTTTTGACGATGGTGCAATGGGTACCAGAACAATACCTGCTGGAAATATATTTAAACTTGAAATGGTGCTTGATGTAGTTGATTTAACTACTGGATCAGCAAAGCCAATAACATTTAAGTCAAAATACAGACCGGCATCAGCTGGTGCTTTTGATTTAAACACAAATGTTTCTGAGACAAAAGAAATTTATAATGATTATTATAATTTCAAAAATCCATATTTTGTCAATAATTTCAGAGGTTATCCAAGAGGTGAAACAGTACGTTTAGGAGTTACTTTCTTTGATAAAACCGGAAGGCCTTTTTTTACCAGACATTTATATAATACTGAAACTTCTTTTGGTGGATTATACAATATTGGCCCGGGAGATTTTACAAGTTCTCCTCCAGGTGATGGATCAACTTATGGCGGATTATCACAAACTCATTATGCTATATGGGAAAGTTTAGTTAGTGATATACCTAAAGCAATAGTTGGAAGTTCATTAGGAATAAGAGTAAGTGGGATTGATATTACTGATATTAAAGATAAGATAGGAGGATTCTCTATCGTTAGAGCCCCAATAGAAAGGCAGCGAGTTGCTTATGGTGTTCTTAATGGAATGATAGCAGAAGGTGCTTCATCTAATGATATAAAAGTAAAAGCTCCTTTTAGAAATGTAGATTCTGATGCTGATCTTTATGATAAAGGTTACTCTTTTTGGTGTCCGGAAGATATGTTTAATTTTACAGGATTCTCTATTCAGCCCGGAGATAAAATAAGAAATGAATATTATTTAACTCCATGTGTTGCAGATGAATCTGAACAAGTTAATTTTAATGGAATGGGCAGAGAAGAATCTGATAGTTATTGTTTGTATCAGAAATTTTTATATTACACTGATGATACTGGTGCCGGAACAAACGGAGAATTGCTTGAAGAGCATGAAGTAAGCGTTTATACTAAATATCAAATTGGTGATGCTTCTGCTGTAGATGGAATAGTTATTGATCCATCAAATGCTAATAAATTATTTTTTGATGAAACAACATTTGCAGGACTTAGATCTCATGCTACTCGTCAAGGTATAATTATTTTTGATGAACTCGAGGCTTCTGGAACAAATATTAAAGGAAAGCATAATTTATCCTGGTCAAATCCTCAACTTTTAATGTGTAGTGTTTTTAGAGAGAATAGCAATCCATACGGCGGCCTTGGTGATTCTGCTTTAGCAAATACTCTTTATATTGGAACCGGTCATTATCAAGAAATAAATGATGATGTTTTGAATGATATTTATGATGGAGCTAATTATATCTTCAATGACATTGATATTTATGGTGGAGATACTTATGTGTGTATGTTTGATTTTATGCATATGCTTAAAAATGAAGATAGATTAGGTGTTTATAGTGGTTTTAATCATTCTGTTATTGTTCCGATAGAAACACGCATCAATCTTGATTATCGTGAAGGAGATCATATTGCTAAAAATAGAAGTTATGACACTAGCAATACTGATGGTATGAGGAGAAATTCTACTAAAGGTCATAATTGGGATGATTTTAATTACAATGATGGTTATTCATCAGATAATATTGATGATTATTATTTAGCGTTACCATATAATTTCAGGCTTGAAAATAAGTTTGATGCAAGGATGAGATATTCTGCAGCTAAATCATATGGTGAGCTGGAAGATAATTTTAGAAAATTCAGCGCATTAAATTATATGGATGTGTCTACTGAATATGGATCAATTACAAATATTAAAAGTAAATTCAGTAAAGTAATATACTGGCAAAGAGATGCTGTTGGTTATATTCCTATAAATGAAAGAGCTTTATCTACAAATCAATTTGGAGATCCGGTACAATTAGGTGTTGGTGGTATTTTTGAAAGATATGATGAGATGATTGATAAACTTGGAAATAGTAATCAATTTGGTTTAGTAGAATCTAATGCAGGATTTCATTGGTATGATGCTGTAAGAAAAGTATTTGTTAGTATAGCAAATAATCTTCAATTCTCACATGATTCTATTGCAAAAGGACTTGACAGCTTCTTTGTAAATGATATTCCAAATAATATGGATCAATATGACTTCACTTCTCCAAATATTAATTTTGGTATAGTAGGAGGGTTTGATATTCGTAATAAATTAATTTTTGTTACCTTTAGAATGCCGGGTGAGTTATTTGAAACTATTTGTTATAATATTAAGAAGAATAAATTTATAGGATTCTTTGATTTTAAAGTAAGGCGTTATTTCAATTGGAAAGACTACCTTTATTCAATCGATGATAATTTAAATAATATTCATCAACACGGAATAGGAAGTCCAGGTATGTATCATGGAGTTTTTTATAATCAATACTTTGAAATCATTGTTAAGGAGCAGTCTAATCTTCCTATTATTTATGATAATTTTGAATTTATATCAAGTCAGGATACATTTAAACAACTTGTGTATGAAGATCAATTAGGAGCTTCTGTATCTGATTTAATAAACAATTCGCGAAATATTAAGTTTAGAAATAAAAGATATTATGGTAACTTTCCAAGGATAGAAAGAGAAAGATTGTCTGGTGGATATATAAAAATGAAGTTTATTAATTACAGTACAACTTCTATATGGTTTGAGGAATTGAAAACGTATTTCAGAAAAATGATATAAAATGGCAACAAAAGAAAAACCAACAACTAAAAAAACTACAAGTAGGAAACCTACTATGTATAATATACCTGAGCTTACGGTAATGTCATCTGCTGATATTGAGAATAAAAATCTTCAGAAAAAACTTAAATCTTATGGATTATATCAGGATGGACAAGTCGATGGTATAATTGGGCCTAAAACTAAAAGAGCATTAGCTGAATATGAAAAGATGAATGCTCTAAAAGAGAATGAAATTACAGCAACAGGTGATAAGAGATATACTCCTTTAAATTCAGGAGGTTGGGAATATTATAAGGATTCAGATACATGGGTGCATCCAACAAAAAGAGATGCTAAAGGAAATTTAAAAACAATGACTTCAGATGAAGCTAAGAATAAATTTCCAAATCTTATTTCTCGGCCAAAATATGTTGATGGCGGACCGGTTGCCGAGGTAATGACTGAAGAAGAAATTGCTGCTTCAAAAGATAAAGATAAGTTAGTTTCAGGTTTTGTTGATGGTGGTATAGGGATGGTTACTGATTTAGGATCAGGAATACTTGATAGTAGGAAAAATACTCTTTTAAATAATCAAGATAGCCGTTACGATCCTGCCTCAACATTAAAAAAAGCAAATTCCTTAGATACTGGATCTTCAATACTTTCAGGAGCAGGTAAAGGAGCCGCTATCGGTGCCGCGGGTGGTCCGGTTGGAGCTGCTATTGGAGCAGGTGTTGGTGCTATCGTATCAGGAATAGGTAGTATGTTCAATAAAAAAGCAAAAGATAAAGAAATTGAAGCAGCAACAGCTAAATGGTCTGCAGGAAAGACTAAAGAGCACGCTGATTATATAACTGCATCAGGATATAAAGAAGGTGGTAAAATAACCGGTAAAGGTGGGCCTAAATCAGATAATGTAAACATGAAAGCTGAAAATGGATCATTTATCGTTCCTGCTGAAAATTCAGATATTGGAATGGAAATAGGAAAAACTTATCTTGGATGGGATGATCAAACTCATGCTAAAAAAGATAATGGAGGAACTGACATTAAAGTAAGTCCAAAGGAAGTTTTCTATACCCCAGAAGAAGTTGGTGTACTTAAATATTACGGTGTTAATCTTGATAGTCTTGCTCCAAAAGCTAAAAGTAAAATTCAAATGAAAGATGGAGGTATGAAAAAGAAAAATAATTTTGAAGATGGCGGCTGGATATACGATAAAGAAAAAGGATTAGTAATGTCTCCTGATGGTCGTGTGGCTTACGATAAAGACGGTAATGAATATAATGTGCAGTCAGCAACAGGTAAATTATCAACAACTCCTGATAAAGAAAAGACTATGTGGGGAAAAAGTATTTACAGTACTCATGCTCCGGTAGATAATACGGAAAGTCCTGAAGTTAATACTAAAGAAGATTTTGAAAGAAAATGGTATGATTACGCTCCTGAGGCTGCTGGTATTGTCCAGGCAGCTGGTAGTGCCGCAGGATTAATGAGAGCCGGAGAAGCTCCTGATCTTAATGTTAGCAGAACATTAAAGAAACTTAGTGGTGAAGTAAGGCGTAATGCTCAATACGGATACGAAAATCAAGTATTAAATGCTTTGGATTCTCAGATTGAAAGAAAGCGAAGAGATGCAAATAATGCTATATCAGCAAAAGGTGGATCTGCTCAGGAGGTTCTTGCTTCTCAACAAAAATTACTCGAAACTACATTAGACCAAAAAACTAAAATTAAATTTGCCGATGCCCAGGAAAAAGCTCGTAAATGGGCAGACGTTTTAAAGGTTGACTCAGCTATTGCCGGTCAGGAATTTGATATTTCTAAAATAAATGTTGATCAATATTATAAAACTCAAGATGTTTTTGCAGGAATGCTTTCAGCTGGAATCTCCAACATTGTAGGAGCAAGACAGTTGAAAAATGAGCAAGATACAATTAGAGAGATTGGTGGAACAAATCCTACTTTTAATAGATAAAAATAAAAAATTATGGGGTTTCTATCTTATGGTAGTGCTAAAGGACTTTCCGTTCAGCACGATTTTCAGAAGGACATTGACCGTCTGTACAAAAGGGAATCTTATCGAAGTCAGATAAATGCTCAAAAAGAGCAAAAAACTAAGTATTATGCTGAACTAATGAAAGAGCATGATGCTGAATCTCCATGGATAAGAGCGAAATTAGAAGAAGAATATAAAAAGTTAAATGGTGAAATTGCTGATTTTGCTATTGAAAATCCTAATTTTGAAACTGATGTAAATAAAATGAGTGAATTTTTATCTAAAACTGATAAATATTTAAATAATGATTTAGTCAGGATGGATAAGCAGTCAAAAGATCAGTATGCAAAAATGACTGAAACATTTAATAATGGAGAAATTGACGAAGATCAATGGTTAGAGGAAAGTGAAAAATATGATAATTGGATGCGGAATGGTACTGAAGCTGGTCAGGAATATGCAAGTGGATATATATTTAATGGAAATAAATTACCATCATATAAAGAAATTTTAATGGCAGGAAATGAAGCATTACAAGGTGTCTCTGCTATTGAGCGAAATGGTAATATGATGAATATTGTTGAAAAAACTCCTCAAGAAAGAATAAGCACAAGGGCATTATGGGATTTACAAGATCCTCAATATGGAAAAGTTATTCAAAGAAATTTTGAAAAATTCAATGAACAGAATAAAGGATTTTATAAAAATGCTCTTGATTATCATATGGCTAATCTTTCTATCGGCGAAGAAGAAAAGATAACAAGTATGACCTGGGACCCTTCTTATAAAGCAAAAATTGAAAGTCAGGCTAAGCAGCAAGAGGAAATGGTGAAAACATCACCTGCCTGGGCAAGAAATATAGCCAGTCAATGGAATGAAGGTGCTGTAATAGCTTATCATAAAGGAATGGAAGTATTTACTCCTGCCGGAAAGATAGGTGCTCCAATGTATTTTAATAAAGGAACTGCTGTTAAATACCAACTTGAAGGTGGTGATTTTAAAGAGGCTAATCTTAGCGGTACTTTTGTGATGAAAGGAATTGAAGAGATGAAAATTATGCCAGATGGATCTTATATGAAGGTTAATGTAGAAACTCGTATAAATGAACAGGATGTAGCTCAAGCTGCTTTATATAAAGTTACAATTGACGGTGTTGATAAAACTATGACTTCTGCGCAATTTGCTCAGTGGAAATCAACTTTAAATGGTTTAAGTGATGAAGAATTACAAATAATTAATAATGCTGATGGAACTCAAAAAATTATAGCTCGTGATCCGAATAATTCTGGCCGTATAGATGCAATAACAGTAACTCAGATAGATCAAAAATCTACTTGGGGGCAACAATATCAAAACGCAGGATTTAATGCCACTGGAACATATTCACCTAATATGATAAGTATTGGTGGAGAAAGTGCTAAATTTCCAGTATATGAAGGTAGTATTTGGATTAAAGCAAATATTAGTCCAGAAACACTTCAATCATATGAGGCAGAATGGGGCGGACAAGCCAAGACAAATCTTCAAGTAGAGTATGGAACGAATCAATCTACTCAAGTTATAGCCCGCTCATTTGCTGATGGTAATTATGAATTTGGATTAAACTTTATGAATCAAAAATATGGTGATGGATGGAAGTTATATGAAGCTAATTCAAGTTTAGTTGTTAATGATAAAGGTGGGCCATTTATGCTTGATGGAAAAAGTTACAAGAAAAGAATTTACAATACACAGACAGGTGAATATTTTTATTCTAATTAAGATATGCCAGATCCGATATTAAAAAATGCAGTAAAAGTACCTGGTGGTTTACAAGGTGCTACTTCTATTCAGAAAGATTCTCAACTTTCAGGAAATTTATATTCTTCACCAACAACAAATGAAAAAGATCAAGATACTCCTGATATTCTTAAAGATGCAGTTAGAGTAAGTGATAATCATTTTAAATTTGATAAAACTAAAGATGATTATATAGCTGAAGTAAAGCAAATAGCTGAAAAATATGTTGATGATTATAAGAAAGTAACCGGTGATATGTATATTACCGATAAGGAAAAAACGGACCGGGTAACTGAGATTGATGCTACTATCAAAAACTTAAAAAGAGAAATGGATTCATATGAATCTGATTTAAGAAATGTTGATTTAAGACTTGGTAGGAAAACAAAAGCAATTGGTGGTATTCGTGGTGCTAAAGAAGCTATTCAAAATTTATCTAATGAAAAGAAAGCTCTTAAAGCAGAAGTAAGAGAAGTTACTCCTGAGATAAAAAAGGAAATTGAAGAAGGTTACGGTATATTCAATGGATTAAAAGATGCTGATTTAAAAGAAAAATACGGAGATCATTTTCTTAATAAAGCATATAATTCAGTTATCAATGATAAACTTGAAATACTTGACAAAAAAAGACTTGAAGAGAAAAGTCCTGAAACTGATTTATCCTGGGCCGCTATTAAATATGCAGGAAAGGATGAAAAGAAAACAAGTAAGAAAGAAGCTGATATTCCTAAAGAAGATTTAGATAAAGTATGGTCTAATGCAACTAATAAAAAGGAATATCTAAATGGTGATGTAAATAAAAGAAGGCAAATGATATTTCAGGAAGCAAAGAAAATTGCCGCTACTAAAGAAGATGTTGAAGATAAAGATGCTTTAGCTCATAAAATAGCAGGAAGTCTTTTGAAAAAATTTGCATTTTCTGAAGATGGTAATATGACTATTGAAGGAGTTCAGCTTTTTAATGAATATATGTTAAATCAGGTAAATGATTTAATTGATTATTATGAATCAGCTATTGGACCAGGTGTAATATTTAATATGGATACTACTGATCCATGGAGAAATGTAGCAGATCAAAAAAGACAATTAAATGGAAAAAGTCCTTATGATCAAGATTTTTATAAAAATTCACCAGCTTCACTTCCTTTAAGTGAGAAAAATAAAAAATATGGTAAAGAAAATGTTAATGCTTGGTTAACAAATACAACAAGAGATTTGAATCAGCTCTTTAAAGTAAGAGAACAGTTAAGCGAGATTTCCGAAATTCCTTTAGCACGTAGAGGTATAAGAGATGTTGGAAAAGGATTTAAAAGTGTTGATGCTCGTGATATGCTTATTGGGCTTCCACAAATGGCTGATGCTTTAAATATAACAGGTATTGCTAAAAGACTTGAAAAAGGAGAATCGATTACCTTACCTGAAGAATTAGCATTGAAGGCATATGCTACATTAGGATATGCTAATAATTATGATACTCAAGGAAACTGGTTTAAAGCAACGGCCGGGGCAATGCAAATGATTCCTTATATGGCCGAGTTTGCTTATACTGGTGGCGCATTTACAGCAACTAAAGAAGCTTTTGGTGCCGGGTTAAAACCGGTTATGAGAAAAATATTAGCTAAGAAAAGTGGAAAATTTGCAACTAAAATAGCTGACTTAACAACACTTAATATCGCAAGAGTAAGTGGAGCTGCCGCTCAAGCTGCATTATTACCACAGATGTATATCCAAAGTACAGCTGAGAATATCAGGCCTAATATAGTATTAGCTCCAGGGATGGATGATGCCACTTTTGAATTGCAGAAAAATACAGGAGATTCATTTGGAAAAGGATTAGCTAAAGGATATATGTCAGCTTTTACAGAAATGGCTTTTGAGAGAAGTGGTCAGTATTTAATGAAAGCAATTCCCGGTGCTGGTAAAGCTGCGAATTTCGCTAAAAGAAAATTAACCGGTAAAGATTTTATTGAACGTAAGATTCTTGATGATTTTATGAAAATGAAAGGCATTAAGGCTATTACTGATATGAATCAATATATTACCAGAAATAAACTTGGTTGGGATGGTGTCTTTGAGGAATATCTTGAAGAACTTGGTGGTTATTTTACAGATAGAGTAATTCAGGGAAAATCAGCACAAAGTAAAGATTTTTGGGATGATCAATTAACCACATTCATGACTGTTGGTTTATTTGGTGTTCCTATGTATGCTGCTAATGTTACAAATGCTTTTACTCAAGGAAAGGATGTCAAGTTTACAATGACTGATACTGAGAGTAATGAGGAAAAAGAGGTTACTTTATCCAGGCCTGTATATCAAGATCTGATGGATGTTCTTGAAAAACGTGATGGTGTTTATATTGATAGTGATGCTTTCCAGAAATTCATAGATAAGCATGGTGAAGGAATGAGTCAGGAACAATTTGATCTTGTTACGAGTTTAACTATTAATGAAGGTAAAAACAGAATTTTAGAAGAAACTAAAAAACAAGGATTTAACAGAGAAGAAGATTGGAAAGATGACTTTGATCCTAATATTTTTGAAGATGAAAAATCTGAATTAACTGAAGAAGAAATAAAAATAAGAGATGAGGAGAATAAAAGAATAACTGAAAAATATAAAGATCTTGCTGATAATGGACTCTTGGTTAAGGAAAATCAAAATGGTCAGTATCTTGAACCGGATAAAGAATCCATTGATTATTTACATGCTGAAGTTGCTAAACAATTAAGTGAAAAAGTAGAACTTGATAAGTATGGTAATAGAGTAAATGTTACTCCGGATATTGAAAAACTTCAAAGACAAGTTGATGTACTTCATAAATATCAAAATAAATTTCATAACCAAAAAACAAATTTCAAAGATTTAAGTATTGAAGACAAACATAAAAGACTTGAAATTGATTTAGATCGAGGTGAAAAATTATCCGGAACTGCAAGCCATGTTACTAATAGAAAATTTCAGGTAAAACTTTCTGATGGTAGAATAGTTGATGCTTTTTATAATGTAAATTTAGATCAGAAAGATAATGAAAAGGCTAATCAAGCTGTATTACAAAATCAGAAATTAAGTTTAGAACTTGAAGAATGGGAAAGTTGGAATCCAAATCTTGAAATAGGTAAAAAGATTGAAGGAATAATAATACCTTATTTCGATAAAATAAATGTAAAACTTGAAGACGGAACTGTGATAGGATCTGTTCAGATAACAGACTTTAATGAAAAAAGAAGAAAGGATAGAGATTTAGAAAGAAAAGAAAAAGAGATTGTTGAAAATTTAAAGAAAAGTGCTTCTGAGTTTTTTACTGGGGCAGCAATATTTTCTGGTGGTATTAACAGAGTAGTTGATCAAGGTGAAAAAGATGAACTTGGCAAGAAGTTTATTCAGATGGTCAAAGATGCAGGTGATTGGGGTGGAATACAGATCGAAAAAGCTTTTGAAAAACTACTTGATTTTATAAGATCATTAGATACTATTGATGATGAGCAGAAAGGATTCTTAATTGCTCTTGCACACGATAATCGTGATAAAGTTGAAAAGGCTATTGCTGAACAGCAGTTAAAAGCTAAAGGATTTGCAAAAGAAGCTAAAGAATTAAAAGTCGATGATCTTGAAATTCCAGAAATGCATGGTGTTGCATTAAGCGGTTCAAATAAGACTGATGCTTTGCTTCAGGGTTTTGCTCCATTATGGGTAGCTATAGCTGAAAATACAAATACAACAAAAGAAATTGTAGAAAGAAAGTTCTATTTATTAGCAAAACAGGAAGGTGTTTTATCAAATTTTGAAAATGAAGCACTTTTTAGCCAATATTTAGGCTCTTTACTTGGCCGTGATGAAGTTACTGATCAGATAGTAGATATGCTCAGGAAGAGTACTATTGGATCAGCAGTGAGCTTATTTGCTAATTATAATAATATGTATTTAGCAAAACAGTATGGTTATATCTTTAATAAAGGAAAGCTTACAAGGACTTTATTAAATCCATCTCAAAAATATGATGAGTTTAGAGAATCATTTTTTAACAATGCAAAAAATTATACATGGAATGGATATACCGGTTATGATGCTATAAAAAGAAGAATATATGTTCATGTTGAAGAAATGAATAATCGTTTCAGAAATAAAAATCAAGACTGGGAATATTACGATAATCAATCTACTGAAAAGCGTGAAGAACTTCGTAGAGAGCAACACAATTCTGATATTTCTTTATTAAGTGAAATAACAGGTATTTCAAAAGATATATGGAGTCAATATTTCAGTTCTCAAACAGCAGAAACTAAAGCTAAATCCTCAAGAGAATCAGCAAATGAAGCAGAGTTTACAACATATGATAATTTATTAAAATATGATACTTGGCGAGGTAATCATCGTCGTATTCAAAGTAATATTGCATTTAATTTATGGTATCAAACAATAAAGTCACCTAATTTTGAATTAGCTTTCAATAATTTCTTTACTATCGGTAATGAACAAACTGGAGCATTATCTAATCTTTATAAATTAAGTACAGCAATAACTTCAGTTGATGAAATAGGTTTGAGCGGAAATGATATTAAAGGAGATCGATTTAATTCATTTATGCAGTCAAGTAACATAAGTGATATTGCAAAAAGTATAACCCAAAGTCAGGTTAAAAATCATATTGTTGATTATTACAGAAGTAAAGGAATAGAAATGGAGCTTTCCTACATCAATGGTATTCATAATCTTGATGAAAATAAAGGAAAGAAAGGAACTCAGACTGTAGGAATGTCAAATGAAGATTTATGGCTTGTTCAACTTCAAGCTTTTCTTGAGGGAGAGGAAGTTTATCCACATTGGATAGGCCAATTTGGAGATAAACCTTCATTAACCATTGTTGATGCACCTAAAATTTCTAATCTCACTGAAGAACAACTGCAATCAATGAGAAAACGATTCCCTGAATTTGATAATGCAGTAAAATGGTTTGAAACTGAGTATAAACCTTTTCTTTCTTCTTTTCTCCCTTCTCTTTCTCACGAAAAGATTCAGGAATTTATTTACAATTTTGCTAATAATATAGCTGCTACAAATGAAATATTCTTTGGAAAAAAAGATTCTTATACATCACTTATAGACATGGTTAAGCGTGGAGGATCGTCAAATTCTCCGGGCATTAAGATGAATGAATTTGTAGCTAATGGCGTTGGAGAAACATTCCAATTTGCACTTATAGATGATAAATTGGGCAATTGGGAAATGTTTGACGGTGTAGAATTTATGACTGGAGAGTATGCTGAGAGGATGCAAGTTTCAATGGGAACCATTTTAAGTAAAGCTAATCAGGATGAATATAAAGTTCTTTCTTCAGTAAAAGCATTAACTTCATTTATTGATCCGGAAACTGGGTTAAGGGGATTGACGAAAACAAATCGTTTAAATATTGATATTTTAGCTAACGCATTTCCAGGAAGTAAATTTGAACAGTTAAGGGATTTAATGAATGAAAAAGGAGTTGATGTAGCTTCATTTACTTCAGGTACTAAAAAATTCGAGAAAGCTAAAAATAATAAAGAACGCATTGATGCATCTATAAAGATGTGGGAAGATGATGGTTCATTGAAGAAAAAAATTGATATTCCTGAAAATGGAATAGTTACCAGATTAACTAAGCATGTCTATATTCAACAAGATCTTAGACATTCTTCAATTCCTACTTCTACAAAAATGCCTATTCAGACATTATCCAATACACTTATACTTGATAATGGGCCGGCTGTAAGTAACTTGATTAATAAGCTTCAGAATAAAGTGATGATTGAAATGGTCAAAGAGTTCGAAGGTAAGGCCATGGATGATGTTAAACTTGAATGGTTAAAAGAAGCTGTTAATCAACATTCCCAACCCGAAATATTTGATATGCTTGAAGCAGGGATTACTCCATATGAACCTGCTTTAGCTAATTTCTTAAGAAAAATGCTTGCTGGTACATTAACCAGAAAAGCTCTTGAGATGCCAATCAACAGACTTACCACTCAAGAAATACCTGATCCTGATGGGTTACTTGAAGGTAGAAGATCCTGGTCAGGAACTTATAGTACAGGAGAAAAAGAATGGAAAGCTGATGTTATTTTACTTCCAGACATAGCTGCTAATGTTACTGGTGCGAGATATGAAGACGCTCAATTTGAAGGAGATATTGACGGAGCTTTAAATCAAGTGCTTCAACGTAGAGAATATTACTCAGATTTATTTGATGAGTATGGGAATATTATGTGGTGGGAGATAGTTGCAAGAAATGGAGTTATACCCGGGGAATATATAATATCAACAAGAGTTCCTGCTGATGATTTACATTCACATACAGTTGGTCGATTAAAACATAAAATATCTGGTGGTAATTTTACCATGCTTGATAATGAGAGTCAGTTAGCTTCAGGATCTGACTTTGATGGTGATCAGCGTTTTAATCAAGTTTTCTTTAAAGATAAGAATGGTAAGATTATCCTTGATAATTCAAAAGAAGGTATTGCTAATCAGATTATGCAAATGATAGCAATAGATTATACCAAACCTAAATTTGATGCAAAGATTAAAGCTGCTATTAATACTAAACTTTATGATGATATTGTTAAACGAGTAAGGGAACGTGAAGGTATAACAGAAAATCAATTCTCATTTATGGACCCAAGAGGATTCGATAAAGCTCGTAGAGAGAATATGACTGGTGTTAAAATGAAAGGAATGCTTACTGATGCAGTAACTATTTACGGACTTCTCGCTCATTTAAATATCAAATTCAATAGATCAATAGTTCTTCAGACTGGCAAGAGTAAAATTTCACTTACAGGTTTTGCTGCAGATCCTCAAGGAAAATTAAAACTTCATTTGGCTAATTTTCTTAATCTTGCATTTGATAATGCTGCTGATCCTAAGATAGAGGATATTGGCATTAATGAGATTACTTCAAATATGTTTGTTATAGCTTTACTTGGTAATAAAAATCTTGATACTAAAAATGATAAAGCTATTATAAAGCATATTGAACAAGTTGTTAAATACTTTACTTCTCCTGAAATGAGAGCCTTTACTTCAGCTATGAGAAGGCAAAATGGTGGGATGTATAGTGTTAATATGAAAGATTTGGAAATAAAATTCAAAAGAGATTTTGAAGGCGATCTACCAGGTCAGATTATTGAGTTCTATAAATTATCTCAAGAACTTCCTGAACTTAGAAGATTTTACAATTTAACACAAAGAGCATCTGGGAGTTCTGTAGAGATTCAAACAGATAAAGCTTTATATGACGATATAAGAGTAAACAGTAAGGAAAAATTCAAACTTATTGATGTTAAGCCTTTGTTTAACGAGAGAGGTGAACCTATTACTGAATTTAAATCAGCTAAAACAGCGCTTGAAATATCTGATATGTATATTTATCAGGATTCATGGATTCACACTCCGGTCGGTTTAGAAATTAGATCAGCTTTATTAAATAAGTTTAATAAAAAGAAAAGATTTTTCGTTAATGAATTAAAAAGCATTGATTATGCTTTAAGTAATATAGCAACATTAAGAGCTATTGGAGTAAGACAAAGTGCTTCTAATCTTGAAAAAGAATTACTTGCTAATATTGATAAGTACAGAAAAAAATATCCTGATAACAAATTTCTTCAAACCATTCAGAAAGTTTATAGAAATGGTAAATTTCGACTTGAAATAGCTCCAGATTATCGACAAGCAAAAATTGGAGAAAAAAATCTTAAACAAATAAGGGAAGACTTTGATTCTTTACCTGGTGAATTACAAGACAAATTTGCTGCTCATACTGTTTATCAGTTTGGTACAACTACCAGTACTTACGGCGGATCTTACTACAGTCTCTTAGGTACAGATTTTAGGATTAGTTTATCTCGAAAAGCTCAAAATGAATTATATGATTGGCAAGTAAATAACATTTCATCTATTGATAAATTACAAATGATGAATTGGGTATTAAGAGCGTCAAGAGTTCAAGAGTTTAAAGATAAATCGCAGATAGCGAATCCTTCATATGCCAATTATTATGATTATCAATCATTGGCCAATATTGCAACTCCAATATCTTATGACACACTAGAGGGTGTAACGGGGGTAACAAATGCTAATGAATATATTGAATATGCGGAAAATCATCAATTCAGTGCTCAGTCATTAAGAGATGAACTTAATAGTCGTTATGGATTAAATATTAAAAGTGTAACAAAAGAATTAGTTCCGGCGGCAAATAGACTTATGTCAGATTTAGAAAGAGAAGCTAAAGCAACTTTTCCTGTATATCCTAAAAGTAATGAGAGTCCGAAAAGTATGCTTGATTCTGATACAATGGGAGAGGCATTAGCTACTGAAGATCCTGAACTTCAAAAATTTATATTCGACAAATTAAGAAAGATGTATCCGGGAGTTGTATTCTTTTCTTCCCGTGAAGAATTTATGGATTTTGTTCATAAGAATGGCGGAAATGGTAGAGAGATTAATCCTCATGCTTTAGGTCATGCTTTTAAGAATGCAGTATTTGTAGATACAAATAAGGCTGTTCAATCTACTGTATTCCATGAACATGCTCATATTTATTGGGATGCTTTACCTTCAGATCATCCAGTTAAAGTTAAGTTATCAAATCTTTATAAAGAAAAATTTCCTGAATCTACTGATGCGGAGATTGAAGAAATGATAATTGGTGATATAGGTAGGGCCGGATACAAACTTGCTGATGTTAAGATGAATGGTAGTGCTTTACAAAAGTTTGTTGAGTTACTTAAAGAGTTCTGGAGAGCAGTTAAGCAAATATTCGGAGCTTCATCTAAAACTGATCTTGTTCAAGATATGGCATATTCTATTTGGAATAATTCTGACAATATTAATCCATCAACAAATCATGGAGAGGCTATTGTTAAGAATATGATATCTTATAATTTCAAAAAAGAAGAGATTCCTAACTTTGAAGGTGATACTCATACTCATTATATTGGAAGTAAACCTATTCCATCGGCAACTTCTGTTATTAAAGCTTCTTTAAGCGAACAGTTTGATCCTATAATTAAAGCTAAAGCTGCCATGGCTAAAGATCTTAAAATTTATAGAGGTCTTTCTAAGGAAAAATGGTCTGCAGAAGAAGCCAGGACTGAATCAGATGCAATCCAAAAATTATGGAGTGAAGATGTTCCTGAGAATGGAACCTTTATACATTCTGTTGCGGAAAGTGTATTTAGTAAAGAGCCAATTGTAATTACTCAAGAAGATATTGAATCTAATTTTGGTAAAGGTGAACTTGCTACTGAGGAGTATAGGTTATTAAAGAATGATTTTTATGATATGAAAGATGATATTCTTGATGCTTATCCTAATGCTAAGTTTATTACAGAACCTCATCTTATCAGTAAAAAATATAGAATCGGTGGATTTGCTGATCTTGTTGTTGATATAGGGAATAATCAGTTGTTAGTTTTTGACTTTAAAACAACTGAAAAAGAATTTGCTATGGATGACATGACTCCTTTACCAGAGTATAAAAAGCAATTTGGTACTTTAAAAGCTCCGTTTCAAAATATACCAAATTCAAAATATTCTCAACATATGCTTCAGCTTAATATGTATAGCAATATGCTTGAAGAACAGGAAGATCCTAAAGCTGAACCTATTAAAAAAACGATAGAAACAGATGAATTAACTCCTGATGAAAGAGCTGCTGTTGAATGGGTAAATTCATTAAATGCCAGTGAGCAATCACAAGAACAGTTTGTTCAGGATAAACGCTATACACTTGTAAAAAAATTACAGAATGAAGGTAAAATAACCAGGGATTCTAATAATAATGCTGCAGAAAGCTTTACACCTAAAATGGTTCAGAAAGAAATTACTGTTAAGCAGAAAAATAAAGTATTAAAAACTCGTATTGTTCCAATCATTGTTAAAAGAGGTAAAGACAATATCATAGAAAATGCAAGAATTGGTAATTGGGTAAAGATTCCTCGTAACGATAAAACTGAAAATATAACTGATCGTTTAATGCAGATGAATTATCTTAAACGTCAGAATGTTGAAAAGATATATCCTGACTTTGAAAAGACTTTAAGGGATCAGAATACTCCGGAATATCTTATTCGTGATATGCTTACTGCTTATCATTTCATGAATCTTTACACTAAAGATATTATGAATTTCAATAAAGATGAAATTGGTGATATCCGTAATGAAGGAGAAAAATCTTTATATGCAAAACTTACTACTTCTGAGGATGCAGGAGGTTTAGGTTATAGTTTAGAAGATCTTAACGGTAAAACATCTATGACTTCAGAGGAGTTATTTTTCTTAGCAATAAACAATATCGCTAAGTCAGCATATACTGATGAGAAACGAAATGAATTATTTAAAGAGATTGAAGTTTCAGCAAGATATAAAGCATTTCCTAATGAAAATGCCCCGGCAACAAAATGGTTTAAACTTGATGATAAAATAGTTCACGAAGTTGGGCTTAGAGATTTAGAAGTTGGAGATGAGGTGATGAGGGTTTATCAAATAAGAAGAAGATCCGGTAGAGAACCAATAGATACTTATCATTACATAGTCAAAAGTATTGATATTAAAAGAAGAAAAGTAACTGTTGAAAATGAAGATACCGGAGATATTAATGAATTATCACTTGAAAGTGTCAGAAATGGACTTTATAAATATGAATCAGAAACTCCTAAAGGTGTAAAACCAGTCGATTTTGTTCCAAGATATAATTATGAAAAGGAATCAATTCTTGAACGCCATTGGAATCCTGGATTTAGAGTTGGTGATATATCTGAAACAAGAGAAGGTGAAATTGATAACGAAGTAAAGACAAGACATATTAAAAAGGTATGGAAGTTCTTTAAAAACAATCCATCATGGGCTACTATTCAGGAGTTTTTAAATGAAGAAGAAAATGTAACTAATCTTTATAAAGAATTTAGTGTTCTTAGTGAAAAAATAGAACCGGTTGCTCAGTTTATTAAATTCATGAGAGAAGAAGCTATGAATCATTTTATGGCAGGATCTATTTCTCGTGAAAACAGAGAGGTTGGAGCTAATCCTAAACATATACTTCCTCAAACATTAAATCTTTATTACATACTTACAAATCATAAAGATCAGGTATGGAATGACTTTGACAGAGTTCAAGGTATTAGAGGAAATATGACTCCGAGAATGATTGAACAACGTTTTGTTCCACTTAACTTATTTACAACTCAGACTGAGGGTGAAACTAAGAAGTATATGCAGGAATCATTCTTAATGAATAGAGAGCTTGAAAGATTTACCGGTAAGATTGATTTCGATATAGCCACAACGGAATCTCAAGGTGTTAGGTATTGGAAAAGACCTAATGAAGTTAATGCAGAAGATCATCCAATAGAACGTGAATATCTTGAAATTCTTTATAAATATTATGAGAAATTTGATCCTGAACATAGGGAAATGGTTAATGCCAATAGAAATCCAAGAATTGAGATAAGCCAGATTTTTATGACAAGAAGTGAATTTATCAATAAATATGGTAGAAGATTTGGCCCGTTAATGGAGAAGAAGTTAAAGCCATCTTCATTGGATTCTATAAAGATGAAAGTTGTTAAAGGGTGGACAAGAAGGGGTAAGCCTGATTATGCAAGAGAAACCGATGGTAGTGTAATGATTAGAACTCTTGGTCAGATAAAAGAGATGTATATCCTTTCTGAAATGAATGATGATGAAAAAGTTAAATTTTTCGGGAAAAATTGGCGGCATATGTTTCTTAGAATACCAGGTGTTGTTACCGAGATGGGTAAAGGTAAAGCAAATGGTATTTTAACTTATCATATAAAAGAAGCAGAAAAAATTTCCAGAAAAGGTAGGGATGAACTTAATCTTCCTGAAAACATTACTAAACAACAAAGATCTATTCCGATTATCGGTAGAGGTAATACACTTTACTCAACAAGTAAATTAGTTGAGGCTGAAGCTACTGCTATTGATAGTATGATCAGATCTCATTATTTAAAGAGATTAATGGCTCCTTTAGACTGGATACTTTCCCGTTATATAGAAGAAGGTGTTAATCCTGAATCACGAGGATTAAATAGTATTGCTGCTTATTTAAAAGCCTGGGGTGAATATCAGCTATACAATATAAAGCCAGAAGATCAATTATTCTTAAAAGGAAAAACAATATCTGATATAGTTGATTTTGCCAATAGGGTAAATAGTTTGAATAAAATTATGTTCTCTCCAATTACTCAGGTAAACAATTTACTTATCGGGCAAACATTTGACCTTATTCGCGAACCTCATGCTGTAAAGACTGGTATTAAAAGATTATTTGGCGGAGATGGTTTTGTTTACAATACTGAAAAAATAAAAAATATTCTTAGAAGATATCAGCTGGCTAATATTACTCAGGACGCTTTATTTGATCAACTTGAGAAAGAATATAGGATATTATTCGGTGCAGTTGATGTGCAGGATATTGAGAAGTATGGTTATATGCCAATGGAATTTGTTGAAAAGGTAAATCAATTTGTTATCTTCATAGGTCTTATGACTGATGAAGAATGGAATGCTTATGACAAAAAAGGAAATACCAAGCCTGGTCAAAGAAATAATAAATTAACTTACCATAGGCTTTCTTTAATCGAGGGTAGGGTTAAAGATATTCATGGAGATTATGGTAAGTTATCAGCAGCACCTTTCTGGGCAACGAATACCGGTAAAGGTCTTCTTCAATTTAGAAAGTGGTTGCCGGCATTATTATGGGCTCAGTTTGCTCCTTATCATCTTGATAGAAATATGCAAGTTAGAAGTGGTATTTTACCTACTTTACATATTTTAGGAAAAATGATTGTTTATAATGCTCAGAATACTGCTAAAAGACAAAAAGAACTTCAGGATGAAATATTTGAAGCAAATGAATCTGGCGAAGGTTATAGTGATGCCTGGTTCGCTTACACTGATGAATATTTTGATACATTAATTGAAGCTGTGAACGGTGGTAAAATAAAGATTAAAGATTTATCAGATAGTGACAAAAGGAATCTTATCAGTGCAATTGCTCAAGTAGTTAGTTATATTGCTATAACTATTGGTTCGACAATGCTTTTGGGTGGTGATGATAATGATCGTTATCAGCCATTCTGGAAAAGACAGTTTATGCAAATATTTAATCGTTATTCCGGTGATGTTTTCTTCGTTTTTTCAATGGATAATTGGAAGTATTTTCAGGAGAATTTAGTCCCGGCGCTTGGTCTTTTAATAAATGGAAGTCAATTTTTACTGGATATTGCTTATGCTATAAAATCAATGTTTGACCCAACTTATGAAAAGAAAGCAAGATATAATAAAGATACAATGCTTGCTACTCAGGGTACTTATAAATTTCCAATTTCTTCTACTTATGTACTTCCTTCTGGATCCGCTATAAGGTATATGACGAAAAGGTGGAGAATACATTCGATGAGAAATAATTATCCTGATTTGAAAAAGTTTGATTTAGATGATGAAGATTTAAAAGAAATGGGAATTAATTCTAATTTAAGTGAATTTGATATTATTGAAAATTCTTATAAATACAAAAAAGTTTATAAGGATATGAAATTATCATCAGAATATAATGTCTTGAAAAATAAAGGTATTGATCCAGGAACTTATCTTGATGCTCAGATAGGAGAAAGTCTTCTTCGTGAAGAAAGTAGTAGGCTTGAAGATGCTTTAAAAATGATGACACTTCAAAGATTATATGATCAAGGTGATCTTGGTGATTATGATCAAATGTTAAAAGATGCTACTAAAATGAGAAAAATAAAAGCTGGTAAAGT